GCTACTTCTGCCGGTAACGTTGCAACACTAAATCGTGTGATCCTTCCAGTGATCAGACGTGTAATGCCAACAGTCATTGCAAATGAACTAGTTGGTGTCCAGCCAATGACAGGACCAGTCGGTCAGATTCATACACTACGTGTACGTTATTCTGATACAGACAACGGTGCTACAGCAGGTGAAGAAGCACTTTCACCATTCAAGATTGCTGAAGCATATTCAGGTGCACCAGGCAGCGATGCTGCTCCAAGCGCCACTGCTTCACTAGAAGGACAAGCTGGTAACAGAATGTCAATTCAAATCTTGAAGCAAACTGTTGAAGCCAAGACTCGTAAGCTCAGCGCACGCTGGACTTTCGAAGCTGCTCAAGACGCTCAGTCTCAGCATGGCATCGACGTTGAAGCTGAAATTATGGCTGCACTTGCACAAGAAATTACAGCTGAAATTGACCAAGAAGTACTTGGTAGCCTAGACTCACTAGCTGGTAACGTTGTTGAAACATACGACCAAGCCGCCGTTAGTGGTACTGCTACTTTCGTTGGTGACGAGCATGCCGCATTGGCAGTTCAAATCAACCGTGCTTCAAACCTGATTGCACAGCGCACACGTCGTGGTGCTGGTAACTGGTGTGTTGTAAGCCCATTTGCGCTTACAATTCTACAAAGTGCCACTACTTCAGCGTTCGCTCGTACAACTGAAGGTACATTCGAAGCTCCAACTAACACTAAGATGGTTGGTACACTAAACAATGCAATGCGTGTATATGTTAACACATATGCTAGTGACAGTGCAAACGTTCTGATCGGGTACAAAGGTACTTCAGAATCAGATGCGGCTGCATTCTACTGCCCATACATTCCATTGATGAGCAGTGGTGTTGTACTAGATCCTTCTACATTCGAGCCAACAGTGAGCTTTATGACTCGCTATGGTTATGTAGAATTGACTAACACAGCGTCATCTCTAGGTAACGCTGCTGACTATCTAGCAGCAGTTGGCGTAACTAACGGAAACGTTAGCTTCAGCTAATAGTTACTTAGGTAACACTACTGAAATAGGCCCTTCGGGGCCTATTTTTTTGTCTGTGTAATAAATAATTTTATGCAAGACGAATATGTAGTTGCATTTACCAATGCAGTCATTGAAACAAGAAACGAAACTGGTATCGAAATGCCAGATTACGTTGAACAATATATAATCTTACTGCTAGCATCAAGAGTAAGAGACCAAGAATTCCTTCCAACAACAACATTTGCAGAAACTTTTTTTGAATTACAATCAAAACAACAAGCCAAAGAACTAGGCGATCACTGTTTGTTTATAACAGGAATGTTTCCTGATTATGGTATAAGCATTGACTATTATTCTCTCATAGGTGCAAGCAGTTACGATCAAGCATCGCAAATTTATAATCCAGAACTGTTCGGTAAACTCAGCAGAAATTTTGAATACGTGAGAGATTTCATAAATCGAGTTAAACTGAAAACGAGATAAATACATTGTCTAAATGAGCTTCTGCAAAGAAGACTTATGCGGAAATGCCCACCGCGTAGACCTAGAACGTCGACATAAGGAGAAACAAATGGGACGTCCAGTAAACAAAGATAAAATCGGTTTCGGTCCAGGCCGAATTGCCGTAACTAGACATTTTTTCACAGGTGAATCAGAAGCTACAACAGGTGCACATCTTGTAAGACAAGTAAGTGACAGCCGTTATGTTGTAAGACTTGATTCTAATGCAGGTGATCCAGCCGCAGACGAAATTTTACAACTAGTAAACAAAAAAGGTACCGGTTTGAGCGAAGCTCTTGAAGCTGGTGAATTTACTATTGATGCAGCAGCATCAGATTCTACTAATACATATCAGGTTACAAAAATTCGTAACAGAACTGTTCAAGTTGAAGGCGGTGGCACTGAGTTCAATGCTGTATATGCTATTGGCAACTTCCCGGATGATCTTGAAACAGGAACAAACCCTGCAAACACATTAGTTGTGGCATTACCTGCACAGTAAGGATTTGTAAATGAGCAAATTCCTAAGAGTTCCAGACGGCGATTACAAAATCCAGACCAGAGACGGTGGCAACATTACTCTGTACACTGGTGACGACTCTGGACAAGTACGGATTAGCGGAGACTTGTTAGTAGAAGGAACTACTACCACAATTGAATCCGCTACGCTCACAGTAGAAGATAACATAATTGTTCTTAATCAGGGAGAAAACGGAACCGGAATTACCGGAACTATTGGAAATCCTGGCAAGTCAGGCATAGAAATTGATCGTGGAAGTTTTCCAAGTGCTAGATTGTTCTTTGACGAAAGTGTTCAATGGAAAGATTTCGACGGAACACCGGCAGATCCGGGTGCAGTAGGAGCCAAGACAGGCGGATTTATTTTCACAGATGAAGAAGATAATCTGATTGGTATACGCACAAACAGTATTACTACCAACGGTGGTAATCTGTATCTTCTAAATCAAGGAACTAGCGTAGTAAGCGTTACAGGAACAGTTAACTATGAACAGAATGTCACAGACGACGATGATATTCCTAACAAAAAATATGTAGATGATGCTGTACTAGGATCAGTGGGTATATCAAAAATTACTCAAGGTGCTATAACAGAAAGTTTTGTAGAAGTGCGAGACGAGGAATTTACAGGACAACGAAGCAACATATCTGTCAATTTAGACAATACTCTGACAGCTACATTTTACGACGATTTTATAGAGTTACAAGATATTAGAATCGAAGGAGATGAAATTAGTCCAAGAGTTGCACAGACAGATATGGTTCTTTCGTCAAACGGGGCTAACAACAGTGTTGTTATAAACAATAATATGCTTATACCAAAGCAACCTAATGTTTTTACTCCTCCTGGACAACCGACAGACGGTGTGAAAATATATGCAGGACCACAAGCAATTGGAGGTACAGGTATATACTTTGTTAACGAAGACGCTACTAGAGATGAATTGGTAAGTAGAAGTAAATCAATTCTATATGGAATTATATTTTAAAAGGTAAAGACAATGGCTATTCAAAGTGTTTTAATAGATACACAAGATACAGAATTACTAGCAGTTCCAGCAGGTCTGCGGTATGCTGTAACTGTGATAATGGTGTGTAATACTGCTACACCTGATCCTTTAGATGAAACTGCAAATTCAACAAGCTTTGATTTGCATTTTGTCAAGCAAGGATCACCGATTGATGACATAAATAAAGTTATTAATAGTGTGCAGTTGCCGGCAGGTGAAACATTCACCTTTGATACAGAAAAGATTATTCTTGATGCAGGAGATAGAATTATCCTAAACAGTGATTCACCGACTGTGTTATCAGCAACTACAAGTTTCTTGGAGCTATAATGAGATTTTTAAAGAGGCAATCTACCAGTAACAAAAATGCCCTTGGCAAAGCGGTAGTATATGATATTAATGATCAAGTAATACTTGACTCAAAAAATGTAATGCTAGTGCCCAAGGGCACTACTGCTGAACGGCCTCTTTCTCCAGAAAATGGACATTTTAGATACAACGTTACAACAGAAGAGTTTGAAGCTTATCAGGACGGCCAGTGGAGGAAAGTCCGCTACAAAGAGCCTAGACGAGTTGTTCAACAAACTCTACGGGGAGCTGCTGGTTTAGAAACTATTTTTGGTCCACTAGATAATCAGGATTTAGATTTTCCAGTTGGAACATCAGCTGATTCGCAGACACTAACTGATGTAGCTCAAAGCATGATTGTTTTAATTGAAAATGTATTCCAAATATCAAGCACAAACTATAATCTAGTTCAAAATCCGTCTACACCTAATGCAGGCGCTGAAGTATCTGCTGATAGTTTAGTAACAGGTACAGAATATGTTATTACTACGCCTAACGACGGCACCGGAGGTGCGTCAACAGACTTTACAACTGTAGGTGCATCTGATAACAATCAAGGCACTGTGTTTACCGCAACAGGACCTGCCTCAGGAACCGGACTAGTAAGAGAAATAGGATACTATCTCGAGTTCACTAGTGGCGTTCCGTTTGACAAGCCGGTAACTGTGTTACACAACTTCAACAAGTAAATTAAAACACACGTTAATTAATTAATTCTCCACCATAAATATTGTTAATGGGAAAGGGTTTTCCCAGGACAAACTGTGGTCAACCAGCAAAGAGCCGAAAGGCTGAGAATTTGGTTGGAGGGACAGGATCCCCGGGGGAATTAACTATGGCTATAGGGCGCATATCTGGCCAGGTCTTGAAGTCTAACCTTTATAGGGAAGATGTAGATATAAGTTTTAGTAACTATCCGGGCGACACTCCCCTGCTTTACTTTAACGTATCTAATAACTTCCTAGGTGTAAACACAGAAACTCCAACTTCCGAACTTGAGATATCTGGCACCACTACCTCTACAAATCTTATTGCTACAGCTATTTCGACCCTAGGTGATGTGCAGATACAAAACAACAGTATAGCATCTACACTGGGAAATCTCAACCTACAAGCTGCAACTGGCGCAGATAAACTTATTATCGCATCTGATACAGATCTAAACGCTAATTTGACTGTTCAACAAGATCTAAATGTTTTACAAAATCTCACAGTAGATCAAGATATTACTACATCAAACGGAACTATTTCCGGACAGGTAGTAAACGTAAGTGGAGGTATTGCAATAGGAATACAAGGCGGACCAATATCATTTGGACCTCCTACAACTCCTGTGTTTGCCGAACCCGGCGATGTTACTCTTAAAACTGATGGCACAAACTTTATTATCATACCTGATGCGGGCAATAAGTTTGGTGTAGAAGGTCCTATGGAAATCGATGGATCGCTTACTATGGTAGACAGTTCAGATCTTACATTCCTTAATTCCGCTGGTGAAACTGTATTAACAATCGACGGTGAAACAGGAAGCTTAGTGAGTGAAGGGTTGTTGGAAACTCCTGAAATTTTAGTAGATGATATTTTTATAAACGATAATTTTATTGAGATCGCTACACCTGACACTGATTTAATTTTAAGGTCAGGACCTGCTGACAGTGCATCTTCTGATCCAACACGAATAGAACTTCAAAGCATAACTGAAATTATCAAAGATTTTAAAATTACTGGTCCTGATGCAAAACTGGTAATTGATAATGAGTTAGAAATAGACGGTAATACCATAGAATCTTATGCAAGCGATTTAAATTTTAAAGTTAATAATTTAGAAGACAGCACAGTTAACACTTTTAATTTTTACGGTAACACAAACAACTACGGTTATGTGTTTATAGAACATGATTTAGACGTAGTTGACACTGTTACCAGTGACGTGTCCGTGGTTAATAGGATTACAACTAACACTGGTGATTTACTAATCGACGTAGTAGAAACCGGAATTGTTACGATAAACGACAGTGTCGATGTTATAGATCATTTAACAGCTGATAGAATAACCGTAAACGATGTAAACATCGACGATAACATAATCAAAACTGAAGGTTCAGGCTTTGACTTGAGATTAGAGCCTGGATCTAAAACTGTCGTCATAGACGATACATTAGAGTTAGAAAACTTAATTTCTAACACTTCTATTTCAGGCGTGTTTGCAGAAATAGACAATGTTCAAATTGACGGAAATACCATAGAATCCACAGATGGTAATTTAAACATCGAAACTCCTAATCCAGGCGTATCCTATATTAATTTTAACTCCAGTCTAGAAGTTCAAGGAAACATACATGCGACAGGCACTATCTCAGCAGATGGCGATCTTATCTTGGGTGACGAAGATACAGATAATATCACTCTTAATGCAGATATCAATAGCAATGTACTTCCTGACATAAACAGTGACGGTACTACGGGTTACACCCTAGGCGCTATTAATAAAAATTGGAAAAACATTTTTTCCAAAAAACTCACACTGGATGGATATACCACTGACAAAATTGACAACAATGAATTTAATATAGAAAATAATCCCAGTGATACCGCAGTTGTAACCCAAGGTGCATTGGCAAGATTTTCAGCAAACGTGTCCACAGGTGACAGAATACCAGTTGGTCCACCAGACGACAGCACATTCGACGACGGTGCATTTTTAAGAAGTGCGGAAACAACTGCTGACGGCAGTCCTAAACCTTTAGATGTGTTTGCCGACGATATGAAAGTATCGCAAGCAGTTGATTTACTTAACGAATCTTTGAATAATATTAGAAACAACACTTTCATACGCAGTGTTGATTTTGAAGCATCACCTATAGCCGGCGGCAGTGGTTCCACTATTACTTTAAATTTAGACATTGACGGAACTCACACACAGGTTGAAGTTGACTGGGATGTTACCGGACAACTAGCCGCCCAAGGTGTTACAGATATTAAAGAAATTACGTACCCTAGTGGTACTCCTGTAAGTTTTACTTACAATGCCGTGTTGGGAGGTTTGTTTACTGTGAGGGTAGTAGCTCGCAATACAGACGCCCAATTTCCAGGCAGTGCAGGCACAGATGCCGAAGAAGAAAAGATCGATTACATCATTATCTACACTCCCGATCCCGTAGCAGACTTTGATTTATATCGATCTCCAACCGGAGGCTCTGCACTGACTGGAAACCTTTTATATGTTGTTGAAGGAAATTTCTTAGCACTAGAAAACCTTACAACCAACACAGGTGTTGCCCTAGGAGCAGGCAACACCGCAACATACTCAATTGATTGGGGCGACGGAGCACCTTTAGACAACGTCGCCAGCGACACTGATCCAGGCGGACGCGATGGAGCCAGAATAACTCATACCTTTGCTGATGGCACAACCACAGGCACCGGAACTACTGACGTAACACTTACACTAGAAACACACAGCACTGCCGATCCTGCGGTTATACCAACGTCGGCTACAAAAACAATCAAGATATACGAAAATGATCCAACGCCTCCTAACTTTATTGATAGTAAAACAATCAGTTTTGCTAACAGCACGGGATTAAATCCTAGATTAGCTGCTAATGCCACAGATAATAGTGCAACCAGCACAACTTCAGCAGGACAGTCTGTAAATCGAACTGTTGCTACATCGGGCACAATAGACACAGATATTATTTCCACACTGACATATTCCAGCACAGGTAATGAATCAGATTTTGATTTTGGTAATCGTCCTGTGGTCAGCAGTTTAGTTAATGACACAGCAGACGGAACTGTGACTTTTTCTCCTACCCTAGGTGCTAACATAGGAACCTATAACAGTCTTGTTATCACATCAGAAACGGATTTCAATCTTTTTAATTCAGCGGGGCAAAGCATACCGTTTGTTGACACAATCTTTTATCCAAGTGCATTTAACGGATTTAAGGCAAAGATTGCCGAGGACGCTGCCAGCATACCAGTAGGATTGAATACTTTCCAGATAAGACAGGAAACACCCAGCGGCACCTATAACACTAATGTTTTAGATTTTGTAAAGGACGATGTAACCAACACAGTGACATTAGGTGGCGGCGTAATTTCAGAAGGAGTAGCAGGCAACTATAGATATATCTCCGGCGTACCATATTACAACACTGGAAATCCCACACTGGTTATTTCAGGCATTACTGCTGACAGCTGGATAGGACAAACCTATGCAAATATATCAAATGTTGTAGAAGTGCGTAATGGTTTAAGTAATATTGAAGGGCAGTCCTTTTCAGCAATTGCATCAGGATTGAATTATTCATATGCAGATATTAATAATGGTGCATCAACTTATCTCTCAGGAGGAATACCTCAAGCAAATACCGGAAACGGAACACCTTACACACTTGGAAATTTGACAGTTCCGATAACCAGTTCGGGTATTGTAACTGTTGACACTATTAGATATAGAATGAGAAATATAAATGGATACAGCTCCTTTGTGGAAAAGAGTACCAAAATAGCTGTGTTTAGAAGCACACAAGGAGGAGCGATAGGTATCAGTGAAATAGCAATTGAAGTGGACAATTCATTGGGCAATGGTGTGTTTACAGATGACGGCGTAAGAATTTTTAACTTTGCAAATGATCCTGTGGATAATCCTGCGTTTTCCAGCACAGGTGTAAATTATTACAGCAATAATCCTTATTCCGAAAGCAGTGATCCGGGCGTTGCAGGAACACAAGAAGCAACTATTAGATTTGGTGTGCTAGAACATAATGTTGAAAATTACAGTCTGGATTATTTACCCTCAGGACCGGACAGAAGTTTTGACACAGGCACACAGTACTTTACGTTTGCATTCCGTAGACAGGTGGTTGCAAACTTCGGTATTAATATAACAAGTTCAACTGGTGTTGCAGGCGTATGGATTGCTGCTCCAGGAACAGCGATTGATTCAGCAAGTTCAATAAACGGTTGGTTAGACTGTTCCATACAGTATGCTGGTGCAGGTGTTCCAGGAGCCGATTCAGACAATGGCGGTAATGGATCAAACGGCTGTGCTAGCACAGGTGGCGACATTATTGCGCCTAACACAGCATTAAGTGGACAATATGTTATGACACTGGGTGCAGAAAATATGAGTAATGCAACAAACAATGTTGTACTGGTGAGAATAGCGTTAGACGCAGGGCAAAAAATAACCACGCTGGAAATTGGAGAGGCATAACAGATGGCAATCGCAGATAATCAAAAACTAGACTTTCTTTGGAAAAAGATAGGTTACGGTTTTGCTAAAACAGACATAAACAGTGTAAAAGCCGCTGTAAACGAAAGTATACCAAGTCCTCTGTTATTGCGTGGAGACAAAATTTGGGTAGATTCAGATTTAATACCCGGAGTAATTCCTGCAACAAGCACAGATATTGTAGAAGTTTACAGTGATGCATTTGGTGCTACTCCAACCGTAGAATGCACAGCAGATATCACGGCATCTCCGAACAGAACTTGGCTAACCAACGAAGGCGACTGGATTCCACCAGAGTTTGGATCAACCTATCAAATAAAAGTTTACATTGACGATCCTGGATCTGGATCGCCACAAACCACCGGGTCTCAGATATTTGCTTCTGGTAGTGGTAACAATGACGAATGGTTTTTTGATTACCAAGCAGGCATTCTAAACTTTATCGGCGACAATCTGCCAGCTGGCATCGCTGGAAAAAGCATTTACGTAAGCGGTGCAAAATACATAAGCGACTTTGGCGTTAAAGGACAGCGAGCAGAATTTGGTAATTTAGAGCTAGAAGAAAATGATATTCGCGCTCTTAATGAAAACGGTGGCATCAATCTCGTAGCTAACGGCAACGGTAATATTACAGTAAACAATGATGCACTCTTTGGAGCCAGCATTGATTTTCAGAATAATCTCACCATAAACGGCAGACTGTTTGCCATAGATGATTTAGCAGATGGTAAGAATGACGCCCAAGAAAATCTAGCACTGGGATTTAGAAGTTTTGACAATTTAACTTCAGGTGCAAACTATAATGTTGCCCTGGGCAACGATGCAGGCAATTTATTAATAGATGGTTCAAACAATATTCTTATTGGTAATCACGCAGAACCTTCTAGCTCTGTAGTAAACAACGAAATCACAATCGGAAATGAGACTATAGAACGGGTGAGAATCCCAGGCGTGGATTTTGAAATAGACGAAGGTAAAGTTATAGTAGGAGCACAAACCGGAGGGTTTGAAGAAAATTTAGTAGTTTACGGCAATGCAAGGGTTTCCCAAACATTGGAAGCAGACGAACTAAAAGGCGATATCGACGGCGGATCTTTTTGAAACCGCTTTTGGGTTGGTTCATTTAATACTCGGATATATATTAACAGAATAATAGTTAAATTAGCACAAAACTAATCGTATTTTTGCCTATTTGATAAATATCTTTGTGTTAGATAAACTACTACTATAATGACACGCAGTCTGCAAGGGGAACGGAAAAAATATGTCTACTATCAGAATTAAAAGAAGTGCAGAACCAGATAAGGTTCCTTCCTTTGATCAACTCGAACTGGGCGAACTAGCCCTTAACACCTACGACGGTAAGCTTTTCTTTAAGAGAGAACAAGAAGAAGGCAATTTTGCAATCAGAGAACTGGGTGCAAGAGACGCCACTGATAACGTTTTCTATGTAACCACAACAGGATCTGATGAAAACGATGGTAAGACCATTGGTGACGCATTTGCCACCATTCATCACGCACTGAGTGTTATTCCAGAAGGATCTACACTGTATGTGAAAGCAGGACAACACACAGTAAAGAATCCTGTTAAGATTCCAGCATTTTGTGCGATTGTAGGTGACTCACTGAGAACCACATTTGTGCAACCAGAATTTGAAGACCAAGATATGTTTTGGGTAAACAATGGCTGTTTCCTCAAAGACATGCGTTTTAATAACTTTATTGCACCTAGTGCCGCGGTATCGTTCCCACCAGACGGCTCTGCAGGTTCAATTATGTGTTCTCCATATGTACAGAACTGTACAGCATATACCACAACTGGTACAGGTATGCGTGTAGACGGATCAGTTGTTACAGGCTTGCGTTCAATGGTTGTTGATGCTTATACACAGTACAACCAGGGCGGTATCGGCGTACATCACCTAAACAGAGGTAACACTCAGCTGGTATCAATTTTCACAATTTCTTGTGATATTTCAATCCTTTGCGAAACTGGTGGATTCTGTTCACTGACTAACTCAAACACTTCTTTTGGTAACTACGGTCTTATTTCCGACGGTTATTCAGAGGCTCTGTTCTCAGCATCAGCAGGTGCTAACGTAAACAGAAGCTCAATGATCTTCAACGATCTAACCAATATTCCGTACATTCAGAATGCGGCTGTGTTCTCTGACACGGAAGAAGTTTACACTATTAAAGATGCAACGCCAATCAAAGTAGGACAAGGTGTTGTCACAGGACCTACATTCACAACCGAAGATGCAGAATTGCAAGAAGCAAGAACAGTGGTTCTTGCGCAGAAAGAAGCCATTCAGAAAGCCACGGTTGACTTTGTTAAAGAAACTTATCAAACAGACTTTGACGAAGCCAAGTGCCGCAGAGACACGGGTGAAATCCTTGACGCAATCGCAAATGATTTGGCACTAGGATCAAACTACAGAAGTCTAACAGCAGGTCTTGCTTACACTAGAGCAAATAGCACATATTTGATTAACAATCAAAAAACACAAACTGCTGATGCTATTGAATATGTAAAGGGCAGAGTTGCTAGTCTAGTACCTACCGGACTTACTACAACTTCAAACGGATTGTTTGACATCATTATTGATTTGCTAAACAATCAGCAAGCCAGTGCTTACTATATCTCAAACAACTATCTGACCACCCTTAACATTCCGGCAGCTGGTAATTCAAGCTCAAACGAGCAAAACGCTGTTGCAAGATTAGAAAACAACAGAACGTTCCTGCAAGCAGAAGTTATTGCATACATCGCAGACGAAGTTGCTAATGCTACACCTGGAAGTATTTGGGAAGGATTTACTTACAATTCAGACAAGTGTTCACGTGATGTAGGACTAATTGTAGATGCCCTTCAATATGACTTAATGTACAGCAGTAATACTGCTTCAGTAGAAGTAGCAAAAGCATACTACGTAGGTGCTGCCAGCCAAGTAGACGGACAAGAAGAACAGACCGTTGCAGCATATAATCACCTAGCAGCAGTTGCTTCAGATATTGTAGAAGGCACCAGTGTAACGCCTACAACAGGCAACACAGAAACAGTTGACACTAGCGGTTCAGATGCTACTGCCACTGAAGGCACAGAAATTGACACACTGATTGGTATCACTACAACTTATATTGCAGACGGTGAAACACTTCCAACAGAAGTAGAGCCAGATGTTGTTGCACTAGGTGTTACTAGTGACGAACTAACTGCTTACAACTCTATTGTAGCAGAAAAAGACAATCTTGTACAAGACACAATTGTGTTTGTGGAAGCAAATTATGTGTTGCTGGAGTTTAACCAGGCCAAGTGTTACAGAGACACAGGACTGATTATCGAAGCAGTTATCGACGATATGGTATTTGGCACAAACTATAAGAGTGTTGTGGCAGGTAGAACATATGGTAGCTCAACAGCAGCACTTGTGATTTCAGACCAAAAAGAAGAAACGCTAGCAGCATTAGAGTATGCAAAAACAGAAGTCCTTGCATTGCTTGATCCTCCAAGTGCAGCCAGTTCAGACGCTGACAGACTAGCATACGAAAGAGTTGATGCTAACTTTAATCTTGTGTTAGAAATTATTGAAAATGGATTTGCAGATTACGACTCTAGCGGATTAATTGAGTTTCCAGCTCCAACTGGAGTATTTCCGGAAATTACCAGAGCACAAACAAATATTCAGCTTAACAAAGATTATTTGATTGCTGAAGGTATCGCATACATCAATCAAAATTATCCACTGCTGGGTTATAACAGAGAAATTTGCGAAAGAGATGTGGGATTAGTAATTGATGCAATCAGCTATGACATGATGTTTGGATCAAACTTCCGTTCTATCACAGCAGGACGTTCGTATCTGCGCGGTGCCCTACAAGGTGTTGCTACTGACAGACCTCTGTTTACTACAACATCAGGTGTTACTGGCACATTGATTACCAGTGATCCAACCACAACAACATTGAATGTTGGTAGCAATAGCACCACAGTTACAACCGGCGAAACTACCAGCTACGGCGGCTACGGCGGCACTGTAACAGTAGAACAAACTGAAGTTATTGGCGACACTGTTGTACCTCCAGAGCAAAAAGCAGCTACTGTGAGTGCATTCTTGCACCTAAAAGACCTAATGAAAGCAATTGTTTCAGAAACTGTAGCTATTGAAAGAATTGAAGACAACATGAATCTAATTGTGGATATCATCCAAGACGGTATCAGCAGAGTCCCTTCAGACTACGATTTACCAACACCTACAAGCGGTACAGGTAATGCCAGTGATACGACTATTGCAAATGTTATTTCTAACATTGACAACAACAGAGACTTTATCACAGCAGAAGTCAAGCAATATATTGAAAACGAATTCCCACAAGTTTCAGAAACTTACGACGACGACGGAAAGTGTTCAAGAGACATTGGCTATATTCTAGATGCTGTGGTTTATGATTTAACATATGGCGGCAACCTAGAAACACTTATTGCGGGAAGAAGCTACTTCTCAGACGTAGTAGCTGCCGCAGACGGTGATGTTGATCAACTGGGATCTCAGTTTGTAGACGTAGATATTGCCAGTGTTACTTTAGGTAACCCAATCACGATTAGCACCGAAGAAGAGCATGGCCTAAGAGATGCATTTACTGTTACACTGTTTGACCTAAATGGTCCTATTCGTCTAAATGCACAGACATTCTTTGTTAAAGTTGTAGACGAAACTACATTCCAACTTTACACAGATGAAGCTCTTACACAATCAGTTGACGGAGCAAATTATCAAGAGTACATTAACAGGGGTTATGTAAGAGTTAACAGAGCAGAAGTAATTGCCACTGTTGAGTCGTACAGATTCCTAAGAGATTTAGTAAGACAGATCGGTGCTAACACTGATGTTACAGAATTGCAAACAGCAGTTGATCAAGTTTTAGGATCAGGCGTTGCAACATATAGTGCATCTGCAGCTACACGAGCAGGATCTTTGGTAGAAGATATTATCACTATTATCGAAAATGATAGTTCAGAACCTCAAGAAGAAGAGCCAGTACTAACTTGGGTAGACGGTTATGATGCCAACATTGCTTACCCAGTTGGATTCTCTAATCAAGGATTGTATACTGATCATCTTATTCTGCAAGGAGAAAAAGGCGATCTACAAAAAGATGTTACTTTCTTTATCGAATCAAACTTTGCATATGATCAAGCAACTTGTGAAAGAGACTTAGGCTACATTATCGATGCAGTAGTATATGACACTCTTTACAAAGGCAACAGCCAGAGTTTCGCGGCTGCCAAGCAATATTATAACAGCAGAGGACAAATTGTAATTCCTGATCTACAGAGAAGAGCAACAGGCGACGCACTTGATTTGCTAGAAGATAGAATAGGTGACGTGCTTCGTTCAAACAGGGTTGTTCCTACGCAAAATCAGAACGATCCAAACTTCGTTGCACAGGATACAAGCACAACTGCAACAACAATTACAGAAATTTTGAGAATTCAAAAGCTGTTTGAAGTGTTGTCTAGTGTTGTAAGAAGAAATTATTTCATTAACGACTTTATTGATAACATTGACCCAGACTTTGAAAATCAAAGTGCGGCAGGCAACGAAATCAGAGAAAAGATACTTGCAGAAAGACAGAACTTGACTATTAAGACAATTAAGTTTATTGATACTACTTTCCGTGAGTTCCGCTTTGACGAAGAAGTATGTGCTAGAGACGTAGGTTTAATTCTAGACGCAGTGTCGATGGATGTTGCACTAGGCACAAACTACAATTCAATTATTGCAGGATTAAGCTATCAGCGTGGTAGTGCAAGCATTGCAAAAGTAAAAGCAGAGCAGTTTCCACAAACACTGGCAGCTATTAAATATCTAAAAGACGAAGTTCTTGAAATTTCCGGACTTTCAGATCTTGGTAAAGCTCGTGCAACTGCGGCATTCGACGAACTGATTGACATTTTCGAAAACGGCGCAACCAGCACTAGACAAGCAGCTAATGCACTGAATTTTGTAATGCCTGTAGGCGTAGCTCAAAACACACAAGATGCACATACTTTGCTCCAAGGCAATAGAACATTTATCCAAGAAGAGATTATTGCTTGGATTGACGATCAGTTCACAAACTTCACGTATGACGAAGATAAATGTCTAAGAGATACTCAATTGCTTCTTGATGCTGTAAATCTTGACACAGTGTTAAACACCAACTACAACACTATCACAGCAGGTCTTGCATATCAAAGAGCTAATGCTAGCGAAGTGTTAACAGGTCAGAAGATTCAAACTGTAGCGGCTATTGCACATCTAAAAGAAAAAGTAGATGAGCTAACCAAGCTGAGTACACAAGGTCGTGCAAGAATGACCAGACTGATTGATGTTGTTCTTGACATTCTTGACGGTGCATTTACATATGACAGCACATACGATTCAACAGATGACGCAGGTGTTGTAGAAAACATTGAGCTAAACAACCCAGCTAATGCAACACAAGATCAAACTGATGCAAAAGATCAGTTGAGAATCAACAAAGAATTTATTGCCACAGATGTTGTACAGTATATTAATAACAACTATCCTAATTTAGATTATGTAGAATCAAAGTGCAAGCGTGATGTAGAATTTATTATCGATGCTATTAACTTTGACGTACTGTATGGTGGTAATTCTGCAACTGTACAAGCAGCCAAGAGCTACTTTGTTGGCACAATTGATCAGCTAGCAGAAGGGCAGGCTGATGCTACTATAGACGGATATGTTCATCTAAAAGATCTAATTGCTAAGATAGTAGTGTGTGACGAAGTTACACCTACCCCTGGGCATAATCTAGTACAAAAAATCGAAAGTGATCCTGGATCAGCAGCCGAAGTAACTAGATACCAAGCATTGATTGATATTATTATCGAAGTAATTAAGGTTGGCAATATCACAGGACTTCCTGTACAAGAATATCCTGTTATCACTTGGGCAGATGCAAATCTACAGAGAGATTTCGTGGAAATTGCACAAGAAACTGCCAAGAACACATTTACTCCATATGGCGCCGCATACAATCCTGTAACAGGTATTATGACACTGGAAATTGGTCCACATCCATACGAGTATGGCGACAAGATTAGACTGAAGGAAGAAAGTCTAGCATTTACTTGTGGCAGTGACGGCAATCTAAACGTACTGCGTCATCCAAGAACCAAGGAAGCAGCATACAATACAGATCTTACTGTGGAAAATGTTACACAAACCACAATCACCGTGAATGTAGGAACATCACCTGAAACAAGTGCACACACATTTGTTAGTGCAAGTGAAGGTGCGGTTACCTCAGCTGTTGCTAAGACAGGACTTGCAGACACAGTGGTTGCATATGTAAATGACGAATTTGTTAACTTTACATACGACATTGATAAGTGTGCAAGAGACGTAGGTATCATAACTGTTGGTACTGCATTTGACGTTGCTATGGGCACAAACTATAACAGCGTTACATCAGGTCTTGCATATCAAAGAGCCAATGCTAACAAAGTTCAAAACTATGCACAGAAAGACATTACTATTGCTGCATATCAACAGCTTAAGAAGTTAATGTTTGCTCTAAGCGATGTTAACGGCAATCAAACTGCCACAGGTCCTTTCTATGTGTTCGGTACTGACAACATTACTCCAATGGGCAACGGTGAAGGATATTACTATCCATTATACACCGATCAAGCGGCTGCAGAACTGGCAGACGACGGATCAAATGCTACACTAGGTGCAGGTGCACACATTCACGTGTTCACTGAGTATCCAGGTGTTACATTCTATATGCCTAACAAGTTTATGAATCACGCAATAGCTGAAAAGCCAACTGGTTTCCCAAGCTATGAAGTTATCAAGCGTGTAGATGATGCAATTGACGAAATCATTGATATTTTCTCAAATGGACCATCTGCGGCTGATACAGTGGTATATCCAAACCCAACAGACGCTACAGCGGCAGTAATCAGTGCCAAAGATTTAATCCAAGCAAACAAAGATGCAATTGTCACAGACACTATTGCATTCATTGAAGCTAACTCAAATCTTGTAGGTACATATGACCAAGACAAGTGTCGCAGAGACAGCAGATTGATTCTTGACGCGGTTGCACTTGATATGGTACTTGGTACTAACTACAATTCTGTATACGCAGGCATTTCGTATCAAAGAGGTAGCAATTCAGAGCTGTTAAACAGTAATCAAAAGGGTGCTACTTTAAATGCTATCAGATATCTGAAAGCTAGAGTTCTTGAACTGTCAGACGTTAAGTTCAAAGTAAGTGACGGTACTGCTAACACAGATGCAGTGAATAGACTGACTGCTAACTTTGACGAAGTGCTTGATATCATTGAAAATGGTTCAGTAAGTGCAGAAGTTCCAGGTGATAGTGCAAGTGTTGCAGATGCTATTAACTTTGACGTAGACGGAGACGGAAACATTGGTCCAGCAAGCTATCCAGGAACTACAGCATACGCTGGAAGAGTAATTGCTAATTCAATTGCGGCTGCCAACAGACTTATTAATAACAAAGACTTCCTTGTTGCTGAAGTTAAAGCGTTTATTGGAACTAATGATCCAAGTTTGGATTACGATGAAACACGCTGTGAAAGAGATGTCAAATATATTCTCGACGGTATTACATTTGACGTGTTGTATGGTGGTAACTTAGGTACAAGACTGAATGCGCAAGCATACTTTGAAGGTACTACTATTGATCAGCTACCAGCAGATCAAAGAACTATCACAGCAGATGCATATGCACATTTAACAAACAAAGCCAAAGAGGTTCTTGTTAATCCATCGGTATCACCGACAATTACAGGTACTACCCCTAACACATTAACAGCCGATCTATCAGGTGCAGACGCAACAGCAGTTGAAAGTAATTTGATCGACGGATTACTACAAGAGATCGAAGATGCAGTTCGAACTGGTACACTAGACACTCTAAGTGTTGAAGTTCTTCCAAGTGTAGGATTTGCAGATTCAGATCTAATTAATGCTCGTGTACAGGTTAGAAACGACGAGCACAGAATACTTGATTCCACAATTAACTATATTAATACACAATTGTCATACAATCAAGTAAGCTGTGAAAGAGATCTAAGATTTATCCTAGACGCACTGAGCTATGACGTACTGTATGGCGGTAACAGTGCTACAAACATTGCAGCCGATGCATACTTTGTAGGCACAACTAGCCAGCTAGGCACTAACTCGGTAGAAACTACTGCCACAATTGATGCTTATAATAATCTCAAGACATTAATTGCAAATATCCTTTCAGGAGAGGCAGGTGCAACAGAACAAACACGCATCGACGGATACATTGACACTATTGTGACTGTAATCACAGATGGTAACACAGATAGCTTGCCATCCACACCAACTTATCCGTCATACACGTGGGCAGACGCAGAGTATGTTGCCGCAGGTGATGCAATCTTTGCTGAAGCCACATCGTTTGGAACAAGTATAAATGCATTCTTGCTAGAGAACTTCCCAGAAAGAACCTATGACAGAACACGTTGTAAGCGTGATGTAGGATTCATTGTTGATGCACTAAGCTATGACGTATTGTACGGTGGTAACAGTGCTATTCGTGAAGTTGCAAGAAGCTACTTCTCGTTCGCAATCAATCAACTAGGCAGTGACGAAAAAGAAACTCGTGCTACACTAGAAGCATACAAGAGACTGCAAGATGTGGTGAGCGATGTTGTGCTTGGTAACACAGTGGTTACTAGCACCAAGAACACTGAATCACAAGATACAGGAGACAGTTCAGGTGCCGTTGCAACCACAATCGAAGCAAGCAGATTGAGCACACTGTTGGCAATTGTTATTGCCACAATTGACGAGCAAGGCACTAACAATCTTCCAGATCAAGAGCTTCCAGCAATTGACTGGGCCGCAACTGCATTGCAAAATGACTTTGACAGCATTCTTGCTAACAAAGAAAATGCAAAAGCAGAAGTGCTACAGTTTATCGAAGATCGTTACACAACATTCAAATATGATCAGTTCAAGTGTTCAAGAGACATTGGCTTGATTCTAAATGCTGTGCTAGAAGACACGATTATGAATTCTAACTATCAGTCACTGTTAGCTGGAAGCAGTTATTATCGTGCAAGCGCAAGTGTTGTGTTTGAAGAACAGCTTCCAGAAACAATCAGAGCCATTGAGTTCTTGAGAGACGAAGTTAAGAAAGTATTAACAGATCCGTTCTTCACTGCTACAGTTGCACCTGGAACATTCGACACTCCAGCTAAGAGAGCAATTACTCCAGTTGAAGCAATTCAGAATGCAAAAACAACCACCAAAGTATACGGTGATACAGCAGAGTACGCAAGACTGTTGGCTAGATTCGAAGATGTTCTTCGCACAATGGCTAATGGTTTGGTTACAACAGTTACATTCAGCACACCAGTTACACTGAGCAAGAATGAAATTGTAAGACAAGCAGGTACTAAAGCATTTGGTAGAGTCAAAGACAATGTTACTGACGCTACAACAGTTGAGTTGATTGAAGTTAGTGGAACATTTAACACAGCAGACTCTAACACTGTAGTAGCTAGTGCAACAGGCGAACTAAGTGCTGTGATTACTGGTGCGGCTCTTGCAGAGCTTGACACAATCCAGTTCAATGATCCAGTGGGCATCACAGAAGATCGCAGAAAAGCCAAAGATATTCTTCAGGCTAACAAAGAGTTCTTCGTAAAAGAAGCAGTTGCGTTTATTAACACAACATTCCCGCTAATCGGTTATGACAGAGCAACCTGTGAGCGTGACATTGGTCTTGTGCTAGATGCTATTGGTTACGATATGATGTTCGGATCAAACTTCCGTTCAATCACAGCAGGACGTTCTTATTACAGAGAAGGTGCTGCTGTTGTAACAGAATCGCAGAAGAAAGCAACACTGGCAGCATTCCAGTTCTTGAAAGTGATTGCGGCAGATGCAGTATCAGCTGAAACACTGTCAGCTTCAGGAATACAACAAGTAGACAAAGAGTTCACAGTTACAGTTGAAGATGACAGCTACGGTCTAGCTAAGACAGGTTCATTCCACATTGACGGAGTTGAAAGACCAGTCATTGAGCTAGAGCCAGGCGCTAAGTATAGATTTAACCAGGATGACATTTCTAATGTGTACTACGGTGATCTAAGACATCCGCTGGTGTTTGGTCAGAATGAAAACGGCACACTGCAAGTAGGCGGCCAAGGCTATGCTCAAGGCGTGAAGTTCTTCCTAGACGGCATTGAAGTAACGCAGGAAGATTATGAAAGAGACTTTGCTACTGCAACCACACGCGAAGTTGAACTTGACCTAACTGGCAACTATACCACAGAAATATGGTACGGTTCACCTTTCTTCAAAGGAATGGGCGGACAGATTTATGCCAAGGCAACAGGTTCAGAAGGTGATGCAGGAGCCAAGCAGGCAATTGAAGACAGAATGAATGACATCATTCAGATACTTGACACAGGTCCTGACACTACACTCACACTGAATGCTCCGGCTAACGTTGTTGAAGGTGAGATCATTACACAGTTGAACAGCGGAGCAAGTGGCGAAGTCAAGAAGGAAAACGGTACTTCAATTACATTGATTACTGTTAGCGGAACATTTACCACAAACGCCGCAGATACGTTGACAGGTGACGAAAGCGGTTCACTAAGTGTTTACCCAACACTAGTAAGCAGTGCTCCAGTGCCAAGTCTACCAACACCAACAGGTGGAACAGGCAATGCTAGTAATGCAGATTATGCAATTGCTGCTAATGCTATTGTGGCAAACAGACAGTTCATTGTAGAGGAAGTTGTGGCTTATATTAGCGAAAACTTCCCACTGTTAGGCTATGACAGAGAAACTTGTGAGCGAGACACTGGATTAGTAATTGATGCAGTCAGCTATGACATGGTATTTGGATCAAACTTCCGTTCGATCACAGCAGGACGTTCTTATTTGAGACAGAGCAGTGGAGTTCTTCCAGCAGAACAGAAGGCAGCAACTACAGCAGCATTTACATATCTTGGAACATTGCTAAAAGCGTTAGTTATTCAAACAAATGCAGATGCTGATACTGCCAAAGCCAGCATTGACAGTAATATTGCGTTAATTAACACTATTATCAATGACGGTATAAGTGCAGTACCTAGTTCGTTTACTATTCCTAGTCCAAACAACTATGAAAATACGGAAAATGCAGTAGATTCATATCTGCCAGGCTACTTCAATGCACGCGAGAACATTGCAAAGAATAGAGCTTGGATTATTGCACAAGTTAAACAGTACATTGAAGATAATCATCCAGGTGTAGCCGGCGATTATGATCGTGACGGTAAATGTACACGTGATTTAGGATATATCTTAGACGCTGTAAACTATGACTTAACATATGGCGGCAATCTAGAAACTCTAGTTGCAGGTCGTGCATATTATTCAGATGCAGGTGTACAACAGCTTGGAACTGAGAGTGACGAAATCACAGCAACCTTAGATGCTTACAACTATCTGAGCGGCTTGTTAGAACAAGTTGCTCTACTTAATCCAGATGCAGAAGGTGATCTAAACACAGTTGATGGATTAACACAAGACACAACTGGTAATGCTTCAAATGCGTCTGGTGCACTAAGAGCTAGCAGTCTTATAGATGATATCATAACAATTATTGAAGATAACAGTTCTGCACCAACTGAAGAATATCCATTAATTACTTGGGTAGTTGGTGATAATGATAATAGAACCAAGCAGGCTATTTTCAATCAGTTTATCAGTGAGCGTGCTAACTTGGTCAAGCAGGTTACTACATACATTGAAGAAAACTTTGCTTATCTAGAAACCAAGTGCCGCAGAGATATCAACTACATTGTGGACGCTGTGCGTTACGATTTGACATACGGCGGCAACTTAGAAACAACTGTTGTAGGTAGAAGTTACTTCTCCGACGAAGGTGTTAACCAGCTAGGAAGCATTAGAGAAATCAATGCCACAAAGGCAGCTTATGAGTATCTAGAGCAAATTGTACAGAGCGTTGCCAGTAACACTTCTATTACAGCCAAGAACACTGTGGAAACCCAAGATACTACAGGCGGATCACCAAGCGGCGATGCGGCATCGATCAAAGCAGGTTCTTTGATTGAAGATATCATCAAGTGGATTGATAATACACAAGGCGATATTGGAGACTCTTCTAATCCAGAAGAACAGCCAGATCTAAGTTGGGTTAACAGCAAGTTGGTAACAGCACATAACACTCTGCAAAATGAGAAAGCTCTAATCAAGCAGTCAGTTACAGAGTTTATTGAAGCTAACTATGCATATGTACAAGAAAGATGTGAAAGAGATATCAGATACATTGTAGATGCAGTATGCTACGATATATTCTACTTGGGTAACTCACAGGCGCATCTAGCGGCAGAGCAATACTTCGATGGCGGATTCTTACAGATTCCAGTACCAACTAAGGAAGCTACTGTAAGAACGTTTGACTATATAAGAGAGTTGTGCAAAGACTCAGTTATTAACATTGAACTAAGTCCGTTGCAAACAGCAGTTGCACAGGATCTATCACTTCCTGCGGCATCTTCTGCACAGTCAGACAGAATTGAAGATCTGTTTAAGGTAATTGTAAACCTAATACAGCATGGATACTCAAGCACAGTAACGTTTGACGTTAACATTGCTACAGGAGGAATTCCAAAGATTGGCGAAAGAGCTACATTCCACCAGACCAGTTTGATTACTGCATCAGGACAGACGTTTGAGTGGGTAGGTTCAGGTACGAACATTAATGAAGCAGTACCGTACAAAGGTGGACAGCCAATCCAGGAACAGCAAGTTGTTGAAAGTAACGAAGGTAAGGTGTACTTTACAAGTACGGACCAGACAGGTGACTTCAAGATTGGTAACAGCTTGACTATTGAACGAGCAACAGGTACTATCACTGGTGACACATTTGATAGATCACTGTTTGCTGTATTAACACCATACATATTGTCACTACAATAATAAGAGGATAAAATAAAATGGCCGAACCGTTAAATGTATTTAAAACAGTAACACAAGAGATTACAGACATTAACGAAATTGTCTACACTGTTCCAGAAGGCAAGACTGCGATTATTTTGATGGCGCAGATCTCAAACATCACGGAAACACCTGTAGCAGTTGACTTTCTTCACTTTGATTCGTTCACAGCGGACCAAACTGAACTGTTAAAAGGATTTGTAATTCCAGGAAATGATGCTACCAGCCCTATCACAGGTAAGCTGGTAGTTGAAGAATCAAACAGTTTACGAACAGTGGCTAGCACAAATGATTCGCTAGTGTTAACACTGAGCTTATTGGAGTCACTAAATGCATAATATTGGACTACTAAGTAATCGGGTCAAAAAGACCCCAGCTACTCTAGCAGAAGATTATCGTTATGATTTTCTTGACTTAGAGAACGCCGAACCAGATTGGGGGGTTCCAGATGTCAGTCTTGCTGAAGATCTTCAAAATAACAAAGACACAGGTCTTGCCGCATCAGGTGTAGACGGAACACGTCGTTGGGTTGTTATTGGAGACGGTTTAAATGTCGACTTTGATAGTAGACTTAATGTTGATACAAGTGCATTCGTTACCCTAGACGGGGATCAGGAATTTGAAGGAACTAAAACATTTTTAGATCAAATCATTGTTGGTGCATCAGATTCGACAGACTTAGGCGAAAGATTGCGTGTAGATGGTACTGTATCGGTCAACAATCTCACTACACAAAATCCTGTATTTAACTTGATTGACACTGTTGCTGAAATTGTAAACTTTGCCGGACAAGGCACTGACATTAACATTGGCTCTAGCTTTGGAACAACCACAGTGAATAATGATTTGGTAGTGAAAGGTAACATTGTAATTGAAGGAACAGAGCATAACGTAGATGGTGGTTTCTATTAAGAAACCACTTTTTATTTCCAGGGGAAAAAACTCTACTAAATACCTAGTAGCACATTAGAATATGAGTCAAGGATTAATGAATGGCTAATAATACATTTAAAGCGATTAACACAGTAATTACAAGTGTAAATGAAATCATTTATACCTGTCCTGGTACTATTACTACAATTGTTATTAATGCTCAACTGGTAAACACTTCGTCAGAAGACTATGACGTAACGTTCAGTTATTTCAACAGCCTCACAGGCAAGGAACTACCTCTTGTGAGAGATTTTCGTATTAGAGGAAATCAAAGTAACAGTGCAATTCTAGGAAGACTCGTTGTTAACGCCAATGACAGTATTAAGTGTCGTGCGGTTGGTCCAACACCTCAATCTGATGTAAGATTAAGTTTGAGTCTCCTGGAAACCGAAGATGTCTAGAGGCATTGGATTATTAAGCAATAGAGTAAAAGCAATACCACCCACTGAAGCCGACGTAAAGAGTCCGGACAGATACTCTTTTCTTGACGTTGCCAGTTCAGAACCAAATCTCAGCGTTCCTCCAGCCGATGGCTACTTCTTAACCTCAGACACAGAAGGAAACAGAGCTTGGCTGTCTCCAGATCAATTAAGTTTAAATGGTGAAGAAAACGAACTGGTTTTTATTAAAGGCGGTGTAAGTTCTAGTACCACAAATATTGAATACGATGAAGCTACAGAAAGTATCAAATTCAATGACGGCTTTCAGTTAAAAGGTAATGTTCAAACAGTAGTATACGATGATTCAACATCGAGCGCCAGTTCCGGTGTAATTGCTACATTTGACAAAATAAAATTTGGCAGTGCAAAATTTGTTATTCAAGCACAAGACGAAGACAACAACGAGCGCCAAATCACAGAACTACTAGTTGCTCATAACAATACCACAGCTACATCAACCGAGTTCGGTGTGCTAACAACCACCGAAGATCCTATAGCAGAATTTGACGTTGACATAGTGAACAACACTGTGCGACTGAAAGCAACCAACCTCACAGAATTCACCACAACGTACAGAGTATCACAAACGCTGATGCTGGCTGTAGATGTTATTGGTGATTCGTCTATACCTTAACACTTCTCATAAGACACAATTCTATACCCATATAATCGGTTTTGGCTAAATACGTTACAATAGCCTAATTGGGGAGAGTGGAACCGATGGCGAATACGAAACGTTTTGTGGTCAAAAACGGGCTGCAAACGCAGAATGTTGACTTCAAAAGCACAAATTCTGACAATTCAATTCTAGCAGTAATGGACGACAATGGTGTTCTCAGCATACAAGGGGACTCTGGAAATGTGGTCAAAATTACAGACACGCTAGAAGGCTCAGTTTTTTCAGTAAACGAGCAATCAGGAGTACCCAGCATAGAGGTATTCACTGACGGCAACGTTCGACTGGCAGAATCTAGCGGAGCAATTTTAGTAGGAACAGATTTCGACAATGGACTAGACAAAGTCCAAGTTGAGGGCACTGTATCCGCAGATAGATTTATTGGTGATTTCCAAGGAGATGTGTTCGGACAGGACTCTTCCAAACTTGTAGATTCAACCTATGGAGAATTCAACGGTTTCTTAAATGGTCAGGTGTCAAGCATCGAAAACCACACAACCGATGATCTCAGAGAGGGCGATGAAAATTTGTATTTTACAAAGCAAAGGGCAAGACGTCAAGCACGAGTTATGGCACTAATCTTTGGGAGTTGTTAATAAATGTCATTTTTAGGTAATACGAAAGTAACCGGTCAAAATCAAGCCGTAGTATATGAAAGTCCAATAGACAAAGAAAGTAATATTCATACTATTGCTGTTCTTAATGAAGGCGTCTCACCAAACGAAACGGTGAAAGTAACCCTCAGCTACTACGATGCTTCAGAGCCCAGCACACGTGCCTTTACGATATTTGAAGTTGAGCCACAGAGCTCCTTTGAGTACACAAAAACAATTAATTTACAGCCAGGCGATAAATTACTGGCAGAAACAGATGGCGGCGATGTAAACATACTGGTTGGTGCATTTTTGGACGAAGACTCCCTGGTCCAAAACACATTCAATGTTCGCGGCGAATACGATTCTGCTTTAACTTACAACTCTTTTGACGTAGTCTATTATCTGGGTGCCACTTATGTTAGCACAGCCGACGGACAGATTGGAAACGACCCGGATCAGTCTGAAGGATGGACTCCTTTAGGCAGTGGTTTCTTTGCATACGGTGCATGGGAAACAAATAAAATATATCCGCCCTTAGCTGTTGTTACACACGAAGATGCTGTATGGGTAGCAGTGTCAGGAGCAGATGCAAATGCTGAACCCGGACTTGACGCAGCTTGGATTAGTTTTTCCAGTTTAAGTTCGTCACAGATAGCAGACGTATCAACAGTAGGCGGCGGCAATGTTGGCGCCAGTCTTTCTATACTAGATGAAAGATTAGATACTATTACAACCACAGAAGTGCCCGAAGATACCGGAACAGATTTAGACCCTACTCCGGGCGACGAATTTTCAGGACAAGAAAGTGCATATTTTTCAAGGACTCGTGTAAGACAATCACTGGCAGCTTCAGGCGATTTACAATATGATCCAGACACTGGTACATTCACGGCATTTACTTTAACAGAAGGCGACGTAGAAGGGTTTATTGACAATAGAGTAACAAAACCTTATCTAGATGCTCTTAATGTTGATGCAGACACACTAGACGGTGTTGATATTTTACAGATAGCACGCACAGATGTCAATGAAATTTTTGAGCAGGACATTAGTGTAAGTGGACTTATTTACGGTGATTTATTTGGAAATGTGTTAGGATCAGATAGCACAAGAGTTGTGGACACGTCTGGAGCTACTACTATTTTCAATGGTGATCTTGTAGGTAACAGCACAGGATTCCACACAGGCGACGTAAATGGTAACATTCAAGCAGATGACTCTAGCATTATTGTAAATGTAGACACTAGAGAAGTAACAGCAGATCTAATAGGTAATGTAGAAGCTACCGGCGGCAATAGCACATTTAACAATGTTAACATAACCGGCGATTTGAATGTTGCAACCACAATTTTAGGTAATCTCCAAGGTAATGTCACTAGCACAGGAACCAGCACGTTTGCAAATGTAGACATTAACGGCGGTACTATCGACGGTGCTGTGATAAATGCATCAGGTGAATTAACAGCAGGCACAATCACAGCAATCGGACAAATAGAAGCTCCGTTATTTATTGGTGAATTCCAAGCAGCGGCGGGTAGTACTTCAAGGTTTGACAATATTATTGTTCAAGGCGATTTAAACTTTAGCACGCTGTCTGTTCAGTCGGATGTAGACTTTGGCGGCGATTTAACCGTCGGCGGCGGATTGCTAGTAAGCGGTGATACTGAATTCCAAAATGCAAATATTACCGGTGGTATTATACAAGGTGTAACATTAGGTTCGGGATCTAATCCTGTAGACGTTGTTGCTGACGATGTAATTGTAAACAATAATTTTAGTGCCCCTTCTGCAAATGCTTCCTTTGGCAATCTCACAGTAACAGGAGCATTGTATGCAAACGTAGAAGGCAGCCTGGAAGGAAACGTAATATCGAGAGATAACAGCACTGTTATTGTTGATGCATTTAACGAAGTAGTAAATGCAAATCTAGTAGGTGATGTTACTGGTAATGTAACTGGTAATGTTACAGGCACACTCACAGGTGATGTAACAGGTAACATTACCAGTTCTGGAGTAAGCACACTTGCCACCGCTGAGATTGCAGCGGCTAACATTGATGCAGCAAATATCACAAACCTTATAGTGGACGGCGCGGCTACATTCACAGGCGATTTAACATTTACCACTCTCAATATTAATTCAATATTGGTCAATAACAACATTGATGTAAATGGGTTGTCTACTTTATCGAGTGTTGATATTAATGGCGGCACAATAAACAATACCAGTATAGGTCAAGATGCCGCAGGCGCACGAGCAATAACTGGTACAACAATTACAGCCAACGACGCATTCTTTGGTAATCTGCAAGGCAGTCTCACAGGAACCATGGACGGAACTGTGCAGGGTGAGTTGTATGGAAGTGTGTATGATGCAAGTTCAAGCCTTATTGTTGATGCGGATACTGGTAGATTTATTGGAACACTACAGGGCAATGTTGACATTGACACAGGCATTTCTAACTTTAATGATGTTAACGTTGCAGGTACATTTACGGTAGGTTCGTTGTCAGGTAACGTAGCAGGTGATGTCATTGGTAATTTGATTGGTGACATTTATGCACAGGATCAAGCAACTAAAGTATTTGAGTCAGGCAACGGAACAACAATTCCTGCTAGACTGATAGGTAATGTAGAAGGTGAAGTAGAAGGATTATTTAGAGGTAGAGCAGAAGGCGAATTATACGGAGATGTATTTGCCCTAGACAGTTCAAAAATCATAGACGGATTCACTGGTAATCTGTTTGGAGACTTAGTAGGTGATGTAGTAGGTAATATCACAGGTACCGTAATAGGAAATGTAGACGCAAGAACCACTGCTAGTGAAAACGGTACTTCGTATTTCCATAATGTTGAAGTTACAGGAACCTTAGATTTTCCAGAACTAGATATTGCCAAAATTAACACTGCAGATATTGAAGTTCTAAACGATCTAGATGTAACTGGTACATCAAGCCTGTCACAAGTAAACATAGGCGCAGGTATAATTGAAAATGCTTCAATAGGTATTACTACCCCTAGAGAAGCTAAATTTACCACAGTAGACGGAACACTAATTACTGCATCTACTCGTTTCGAAGGCGACATTATATCTAGAGGCACATCCAGTTTTGTAGATATTGATCTCGGCGGTGTAATGGTAGGCGATGTTCGCGGCAATGTAATTGCAGAAGATTCCAGTTTAATTATTGACAATTTAACCAAGACTATTTACGGTAATCTACAAGGATCATTTACTGGCGAAGCTACTGCTAATATTCAATCATCGGGCAATAGTTCGTTTAGCGGAGAACTAAACCTTTTAGGCGCCACAGTAAGAAATGCTGTGTTTGACTTACAAGGTAACATTGATGGCCCTGGACTTTCTGTATTTGACAGCATTCAAGTTAGAGAGCAGATTCTCGGCGACATACGAGGTAGTGTAGTTGCTAGTGATAGCACTGTAATGATTGATGCGATTACGGAAAACATTCAAGGCGCAACAATTACCGCAGCAACAAAATTCATTGGACCCTTAGAAGGCAATGTCGATATCGACGAAGGCACAAGTTTCTTTAACGATCTTGTTGTTAGGGGAGCAATTGATTTATCAGGAGCAACAGGCGAGATCACAGCAAACGTTACAGGTAACTTAACTGGTGATGTATTTGCAATTGATGGCACAACAAAAATATTAGAAACTGGAAACGGATTTAGTCCTGCTATCCTCACAGGTAATGTGATAGGCGACGTAGCAGGAGACATTACAAGTACTGGCATATCTACGTTTGACACGGTCAGTGTTGCAACCGAAATTGTTGGTAATTTAAGAGGCAGTGTTATTGCCAGTGACAGCACTGTGATGCTAGACGCACTTACAGAAAACATTCAAGGTAACACAATTTCTGCGGCAGCTAAGTTTGTAGGCGATATTGAAGGTAATGTTAATATTACAACAGGCACATCTGTGTTTAATAACATTGACGTTCGAGGAAGTATTGATTTAGGCAGTGCTAGTGGACAGATTACAGCAGATGTTACTGGTGACTTAACAGGCGATATATTTAATAGCGCATCTCAGAAAATCCTAGACTCAGGAGGCGCCGGCATTCCTGCACAATACACAGGTAATGTCACTGGTAATGTCACAGGCGAGTTAATTGGCGATGTGTATTCCGCAAATGGAGCCTTTAGGATATTAGATTCTGGTACGGACGGGTCAGATGCATTCTTGGTTGCTCATGTTACTGGAGACATAGAAGGTAATGTAATTGGAAGAAACAGCACGGTAATTGTTGATGCAAATTCAGCAACAGTAAATGCAGATGTCAATGGCAATGTAACCGCAACGTCGGGTGGTTCAACATTCAACAATGTAACAGTGAATAGAGATTTAACTGTTGTTGGCGATCTCACAGTTACCGGCGGACTTACAGCAGTACAGACTACCGACTTAGAAATAAATGATAATACTATTACCTTAAACAAAGGTGAAACTGGTGCTGGTGTTAGCCAAACTACATCTGGTATTGAAATAGACCGTGGTACATTAACTGATGTCAGTCTCAAGTGGACTGAAAATTCTGGTGACGACGACGGTTACTGGAACTTTGGCAACAGAGAAGTACGTGCAAATACATTTACTGCTGACATTGGACTAGTAGGGGATTTAACCGGCAACGTTTTTAATGCAGACGGCACTAGGATTTTAAACAACGGATCAAATGCAGTTCCTGCAGCATTTACAGGAAACGTTACAGGCAACCTTACTGGTAATGTAACATCTAACGGGTTCTCTAGTTTCAACAGCATTGATGTTGTAACAGAAATCACAGGAATATTGCGCGGCGATGTTATCGGGCAAGACAGCTCGTCTATAATCGAAGCAACTAGCGGAAATATAACAGGCAGTGTTGTAAGAGCAAATACCAGCTTTATCGGTGATATTCAGGGTGATATTACATCTTCAGGAATAAGCAGATTTAACGACATTGAAGTCACTGGTGACTTGCAATTTGCGGCATTAAACATTAACGATGCTGATATAAATGTTGATTTAACGGTAGGAAGAAATTTAGATGTCGACGGTATTTCTACACTCGAAGTAGTAGATATAAAAGGTGGTAATATTAACGCCACAAATATCGGTACAACCACTCCTGCTACGATTAAGGCAACACAGTTACAAGTAACAGACGGCGATGTAATAGTTGATACAGGAAGTATTAATGTTGCTAATGGCAATATCACAGGTAATATTATTACTGCACGCTCTAGATTTGTTGGTGACATTGAAGGAGATGTAAGCGGTACTTTAACCGGCTCTGTATCTGGTGACTTGACAGGTAACGTGATTGCAGATGACAGCACAACCATACTGGTTGATGCCGCTTCTCAAAGATTTAGAGGAGATTTAATAGGCGATGTTACTGGTGATGTTACAGGCAATGTATCCGGCGATGTACAAGGTAATCTCACCGGATCACTGTTTGGAGACATATTCTTCCCAGGAGGAAACACACCGGTACTCGATACAGGAAGTGCAACTGTAGCTGCACAGTACAGAGGTAACGTAATTGGTGATGTCACTGGCGATGTAACCGGTGATGTAACAGGCAATGTATCCGGCGACATTAGAGGAAATGTCATAGCTGACGATTCCACAGTGTTAGTTGATGCCGGCACCAATAAATTCACAGGCGACATTACAAGTACGGGTACCAGTATATTCAATAACTTAACGGTAACTGGAGATTTATCATTCCAGCAGTTCGACTTAGACGAAGTTACTGTTCAACAAACACTTAACGTGTTAGGAACTGCAAACATTGACACTATCAATGTCTCGGGCGGATTTATTGATGATACTAAAATTGGCGTGACAAATCCTGACACAATTCGTGGTACAATAATTTCAGCAGACAGTAGATTTGAAGGACTGTTAAGAGGTAGTTTGCAAGGTGATGTAGATGGTGACTTGTTTGGTAACGTAAAAGCAGACGACAGTTCTATTATTGTAGATTATCAACAAAAGAGGTTTAATGGTAGCTTCGTTGGAGATGTGTTTAGTGCAGACTTTACAAGAATACTAGATGCCGGCACTGATGGTACCGATGCTGTATTCACAGGCGACATAGAAGGAAATCTAGATGCCAGAGGAACAGGCGGCAAAAGCTGGTTTGAACAACTAGAAACAACTGGCGATGTTACACTTGACAGAGCAACAGTAAATAACGATCTCACAGTGGACGGCGACATAATTGGCAACGTTAATGTTACCACCGGTACTAGCACGTTCAATGCTGTTGACACTGATACTATCACAGCCAGAGCAGGCGCCATTACTGGGACTACTATTGGTTTAGCAAATCCCGCAGGCATACGTGGCACAACGATTACAGCTGATGTTCGATTTGTAGGCGATGTTACAGGTAACGTAGACGGAGACATTGTTGGTAACGTAATTGCCGACGATTCGTCAGTGATAGTTAATTATCAAACCAAACGTGTCACTGGCAATCTAACAGGTAATGTGTATTCCGAAAACAACACTGTGATATTGGAAAATGGAACAGACGGAACTGATGCGGTATTTACAGGTAATGTCACTGCAAATAACGGAACCAGCAACTTTACTGATATTACTCAAAATGCGGGTGGCACAGCTTCTTTAGAAACTGTAGACGTTGCACAAGATTTAACAGTAACAGGCACAGTGTTTGGTGCAGTAGGCGACAGTGTAACCAGAAACACAGGTGAATTCAGCACTGTAACCACAGACGGCACTGTATCTGTAGGAGGTGCACTGAATGTTACAGGAGACTTAACTGTTTCTGGTACCACAACCACAGTTGACACTCAACAAATACTGCTAGCAGATAACATTATAACACTGAATAGTGATTTGGACAACCTCACAGCACCCACACAGAATGCTGGCATAGAAATCAACAGAGGATCCGAAGATGCTCGCAGATTTATCTGGGACGAAACACTGGACAAGTGGACGATCGAAGGTGAAAGATTTGACGCAGGATTTGTGTACAGTTCGGGCGGCTTCCAAGGAGATATTACAGGCGATGTAACAGGTAACGTGACAGGTAACTTAACTGGCAATGTTGCTGGTAATATATCCGGACCTGGGCAAAGTGTGTTTAACAGTGTTACTGTGCAAACAGAAATTGAAGGAACGCTGAGAGGTGATGTGAATGCTGACGACAGCACTAAAATCATTGACAGCATTACCAAAGATATCGATGGACACGTCATTACAGCTTCAAACAAGTTTATAGGCGACATAGACGCAGTAAGTGTAGATGCCTCAGGTGACAGTTCCTTCTTTAATCTGGAAGTAAACAATAATCTTATTGTTAATAACTTACTGGGTAATGTAACTGGTAGACTTACTGGTAATTTAATCGGTGATGTTTTAGCATCAGACGGGCTCACAAAAGTTTTGGAAAGCGGCAATGGCACAAATATTCCTGCATTGTTCATCGGCAACGTCACTGGAGATTTAGATGGCAATGTAACAGGCGATGTTGTAGGCGATGTTACTGGCGATGTAGATGGAAATATCACAGGTGATGTTCTCGGACAAGACAGCGGAGTATTACTAGACAGTTATACTAGAACGTTGCTTGGTAATGTTACAGGACAGGTTACGGGCAATGTTCTAGGAGATATCACAGGAGACGTAAGAAATTCAGACGGTGCCGTTATACTTGACAACGGAAGCAACACAGTTTCTGCGGAGTACACTGGTAATGTCACAGGTAATGTTACTGGCAATGTATCAGGTAACGTGACTGGAAACATACTTAACGCAGACGGTACTGCCATCTTCACAAACGGCACTGACTTGTTAAGTGCCACGTTTAAAGGAGACTATTTAGGACAAGACGGTGACGTGCTGGTTGACAGCGTGGATAGACGTTTGATTGGCGACGTAACTGGTGATATAACAGGTCCTGGAATGAGCACATTTGCCAATGTCACTGTGATAGGAGAGGTAGATTCCACACTGCGTGGCAATGTAATAGCGGATGACAGCAGTGTGATAATTGACAATTTCACAAAAGACATATTTGCTAGAGAAATCACCGCTTCAGATATGTTCTACGGAGATATTACTGGTAACGTAATTGCTAATTCTGGACAGAGCTTATTCACAGACATTGATCAAAATGTTGGAGGTGTAGCAGATTTACAAACTGTGAATGTTGCACAAGACTTAACAGTGTCCGGCACTACATTCAGTGATGTTACAGGTGATGTTACCTCAGCAGGTATTAGTACTTTTGCAGATGCTAGAATTATTACAGGAACCATTAACGATGCAACAATTGGCCTCACAACTCCAAACCAAATCAAAGGCACAACAATCACCGCCGAAACAAGATTTTTCGGCGACATCACAGGCGAAGTAACTGGTAATGTCACAGGCGATTTAACTGGTAATGTAATTGGAGATGATTCCAGTGTTATACTAGATTATTCCGCAAGAGAAGTCACAGCAGACCTAATTGGTGATGTGTATGCACCTAACAGTGTGAGAATATTAGATCAAGGTACCGACGGATCCGATGCAGAGTTTACTGGCGATATTGTCGGTAATATTGATGCACGAACACGTGGCGGAAAATCTTGGTTTGTAAATTTAGAAAGCACTGGCGCGGTGAGACTGGATACCGCAACCGTAACAAATGATCTTACAGTGGAAGGTGATCTTCGTGGTAACATAATCGGCGATATCACGGGTGATGTGTATTCCACAAATGGTGTAAGAATACTGCAAAACGGTCATACAGGAAACAATGCAGTATTCACCGGAGACGTTATTGGGCAGATTGACGCTGGCGACAGTACCGGAACCAGCTTCTTTAACAATCTAACATCTTACGGTGTGCTTAGAGCAGATGGCGGAGTGATTGGCGATGTTACTGGCAGTGTTGATGGCGATTTGACAGGTAATGTGTTGGCTGAAGATTATTCAACTGCCATCATTAACAGTGCAACACGAGAAATCACAGGAAGCACGATCACAGCAGACAGCGGCTTCGTAGGTTCTATCAGAGGTGATCTTTACGACGGCACGGTGTTTGCAAACGTTGATGTATCAAGTGTAGGCGGCACTAGTTACTTTAATGACGTCAGTATTGCAGGAAGTATTTCGTTCTCCGACTTGAGCATCACTGATATCACCATTACCAACAATGCAGATATTGGTCAGAACTTAACTGTCGACGGATTAACCACACTTGAAAATGCAACTATCAAAGGTGGCATATTAGATGATGTGGTAATTGGAGGCACAACACCTAGAGATATTACAGGTGTTACTATCACAGGAACAACAGGCGACATTACCACAGTAAACGCTGATCAGATTAATATCAATCCAGGAGTAGGACACCAGTTTACCGGCGATATTGAAGGCGATATTACAAGTGCTGGAACTAGCACGTTTTCAGGTACGATAAATGTAAGTACAGCATCATTGATTCTTGCAAATGATCAAATTTCTGGTGATAAAATCAATCTTGGTACAATTTCAAATGCAAATCTAGCAGGCGACGGAACATCTAATACCATTACAGGTTATGACTTTACACTAGGAGCAACCCGCACATTAGACTTAACTGTTGGTACCGTTATTATAGGTGACGATCAAATCTCAGGCGATTCAGTAGATGGCGGCACTATTTCCAACTCTAGTTTACAAGGTAATGATAACACAAACTCTATATCAGGGTATGATATCACACTGGGTAATACCAAAACACTTACTGTTAACGGAACAACCAATGTTGCCGCTATAACTGCAACAGGACTTGCAAGTTTAGATGGCGGAATAAATGTAGACGATGCATTTACTGTTGCAGATACTACAGGTAATGTTGTTACAAGCGGCACACTTGGAGCCGGAAATACCACCGTAACAGGTACATTAGACGTAAGTGGAGTAGCAAGTTTAGACGGTGGCATTGATGTTGACAGTGCATTTACAGTAGCAGATACAACAGGTAATGTCGTTACAACAGGTACGTTAGCCGCAGGTAGTACAAGTGTAACAGGTACACTAGGAGTAACAGGTCTTGCGTCACTTGCTGGCGGAATTGATGTAGACGGTGCATTCACTGTTGCAGATACAACAGGTGACATTGTTACAACAGGCACACTGGATGCTGCAAATACGGCCATTAGCGGCACATTAGATGTGACAGGTATTGCCACCCTTGATGATCAGCTCAGTGTAGGAACATCCCTAGATGTAGGAAGCACACTGGATGTTGTAGGAGCAACCACGCTTGTAAGTACTTTAGATGTAAGTGATACTGTTACCCTAGATTCAGCAGCCAACCTCAGAATGTACAATGGTGCAGGAACACCAGCAATTGTTTTCCAAATAAATGGTGATACTGGCAATACCAACATTCAAGGAACATTAGACGTTGCAGGCGACACTGTGATTGCTTCAAATACGGCCAGTACCACGGTGGGTTCAGGTGCTCTTATTGTTGGCGGCGGCGTAGGAATTGGTGGCGACTTAAATGTCAGTGGTGACATCTCGTTCGGCGGCGCAATTAACCTGCAATCACTAACGCTTGCTGCAATCGCAAACCTAAACGGTGGCATAAGTGTAGACGGTATTTTCACCGTAGACGGTGCCAACGGTAATGTGTCAACTACCGGTTCTTTGATAGCCGCCAACACAACACTAAACGGCACACTGGATACCAGCGGCGCAGTAAACATCAACGATACAACTTCTAGCACATCTAACACAACCGGTGCTCTTATTGTAGATGGCGGCGTTGGTATAGCGGAAAACCTAAATGCTGTTGGCAATTTATCAGTAGACGGTACAGGCACGTTTGGATCGCAACTCACAGTAAACGATAATCTTGTTGTTACGGGAACGGCAGCAATTGGCGGAAACGTACAAATTAATAATAGTTCAGACTTCACTATACAAAATACCACTGTTCAAACAGTATTTTCTGTAGATGGTGAGTTTGGTGACACTGTTATTTCGAGAGATTTAGAGGTTGGCGCTGACACAACAATAGGTGGAGATTTAACAGTTGCAGGAAACTTCACTGTAAATGGCGCAACCACAACAATTAACGCCGCAGTGCTTGATGTTGAGGATGTTAACATCACTGTTGCAAAAGGAGTAGCAAATAGAGCGGCTGCCGACGGTGCAGGACTCACAGTTGACTTAGGAACTGACGGCGTAACCACATTTACATACGGCAACGCTACTGATAAGTGGAGCCTCAGTAAAGGTTTGATTGTGCCAACTGTGGAAGCAGCCAGCGGCATTACAGCTGATATCACAGGCGGACTTACTTCTGGAGCAAGCACCGCGGTTGACATTGTAGGTTCATTCAGTGTTAATCCTGCAGGTGCAACTGGTTCTTTAGATAACGTAGATATTGGAGCAAATGTACCAGGCGAAGCAACCTTTACAAATGTAATTACTGACGGCTTAGTGTTAAGTGGATTAGGTAATCTAGAAACCACAGCTGGCGACATTAAAACTGTGGACGGTGACATTGAAACCACAAATGGAAATATCATTGCAGGTGGCGACATCACAGTAACTGGAAATCTATCTTCCAATGAAATCACAGCCAACACATTCTTAGGAAGCATAGAAGGAACATCAGCACAGTTTACTGGTGGAGTATTTGTTACAGAAAATGCAGGCACACCTGCTGATATTACAACCACCGCCGGCGACTTTGCTTCTTTAAGCGGAAGTTTTCTTACTACGTCAGGAGACTTTAGAACAACCACAGGTGATATAACAGCACAACTTATAACAGCAAATAATTACTTTGTTGGACAGTTAGGCGACGATGACAGCACGGGCGGATCTAGACAGGCTGCATACGTGACGTCATTGGATACTTCGGGCACGCTGAATGTTGACGGTTCATCATTCCTTAATAATGGATTAACGGTAGAATCAACAACACGCCTCAAAGGCAACCTGAATATGGACACCGGCACTGTAGCAACATTTGACGGTGTAACAATTACAGGTCAATTTAACGTAGGTGCAATTGAGATTAACGACTTTACCGTCCAGGATACTCTGGAAGTAGGCGGACAATTTACAGCAAATGCCGGTGCACAGTTTAACGGACTAATGGTATCAACTAACTCGCAACTTAGCGGCGCAACGATAACCGCCAGCACAGTTGACAGTACTCCTATTGGAACAAACATTGCAAACTCTGGTAGATTTACCAGTCTAACAACCACAACAGGTAATTTAACCGTACAGGACGGAAGCCTCACTCTCAATCAAGGGTCTATCACTGTTACAACAGGCGACATAGGCATAACCGTTGGAGATTTAACAGTAGGCGGCGATGTTAATGCAGATACTGATCTTTACTTGGGCGGATATGCATATGCAACTGCAAACAACAACGGTTTCGTAGGCAATATTTACGGTGGCGGCATTGGCACGGAAGTTCTTGTTTTAGATCCAGGCGATGGTTCAAACGCAGAATACACAGGCACAGTAAACGGCCCTATCGGAACATCTGCACCAAATACCGGAGAGTTCACCACAATAGACGGCACTGTAATTAAAGCAAGTACAAGACTGGAAGGGGACTTAACCAGCACAGATGTCACAATATCCGGCGGCGCAATTGATGGCACGGTAATCGGCGGCACTACAGCAGCCGCAGGAACATTTAATGGACTGACAGCTACCACTGTGGATATAGATGGTGGTTCAATGGACGGAGTTACTATTGGTGCAAATACTGTGGCAGATGCTACATTTAATGCCGCAACTATTTCTAACCTTACTGTAACAGGTGGCACTGGAATTACTAATACTCCAGTAGGTGTAGGCGGCAGAGACGCAGGAGAGTTTACCACACTGCTTGCCCAAAACGGTATTACCGGAGTATTGACAGGTGACGTGCGCGAAGCCGGTGGTACCACAATGATTGACAGTACTAACAATCTTATCACAGCTACCCAAATTACTGCTACTGATGCTCAAGGATTTAAAGGCAACGTTCAGGCGATATCTGGAACCAGTTCTTTCGCCACTTTGAATGCTGCTTTGGTTAATGCAACTTCTGTTGTGGGCCCGTTAACAGGACAGGTTAATGCTAGCGGCGGAGGATTATCTCAGTTTGACAATCTTACCACAACTGGTACCTTAACCACATCTGGCGCATTGCAAGTTAACAGCACAATCTCAGTGACAGGAGCAGCTTCTCTTGGCTCAAGTGTGACCATTGGTGGCGGCACAATGTCCAACGTTGACATAAGTGGCGGAACTATTATTAACACTCCAATCGGAACAGGTGGTAGATCGACTGGCGAGTTCTCATCAATCACTGTGACAAATACCATTAACGGTAACATTAACGTTGCTTCAGGATTAAGTTCATTTGATGAGATATCAGCAGACACTATCGCCGCTCAAAACTTTAACGGCGGCACATATACTGGACAGGTAGTAGCAGGCTCCGGTTCAACTATGACAGGCGGAACCATTCTTAGCACAACCATTGGTAATGACAGTGGAGGCGCTAACCCTATATTTGGTACAAACATTAGAGCACTAAATGGATTCCAGGGAGACATAAACAGTACAGGTTTGTCATTGTTTGACAGGATCAGTGTAAATGGATCAACCGCAAGTACCATCACAAACTTAACCGGAACCAACTTTACATCTAACAATGTTGATATTGGCGGCGGCGATATCGATGATACTGCTATCGGGCAAAACGGTTCTGCTCTGATCACAGGTACTATTGTAAAGGCTGATGTAAGATTTGATGGAAATGTAAACCAAACAAGCACGGCTAGAGCCACAGATCCAACACTTCAGCGTGAAGGTTACTTTACATCTATTCTTGTAGGTGCTCTTGAAGTTGACGAAATCACAATTAACGAAGACTTGGCATTTGATAACGTTACTATTGCCAACGATTTAGAAGTACAGGGAAATACTCGACTAATAGGAACTGTGGACGTTAATACCACTTCGATTACCTTAAATTCAGGAGAAACAGAAGACGGTGTAGGCGGATCTGCTTCTCCAGGATCAGCTGGTCTAGTCATAGACAGAGGAACTGAGCCAACGGTGAGCTTCATCTGGAACGAATCAACTGGGCTGTTCACTATCGGCAACGAGAATCTTCAATCTGGAGGAACAATCACTGCGGCTACTCTTGTTGGAACCGATGCCACAGTCAGCGGAACAGGAACCATAAACAACCTTACTGTAAACAACAATGCTGTCTTGGGTACAAACGTAACCATAAACGGTGGACAAATATCCAATACGCAAATTGGCACAGCCGACCCGTTAGTAGGTAATAGCAACGTTTATGGTTCTGTAATCACGGCTCACAGCGAATTCCGCGGCGATATTGATTCAACTGGAAACAGTGACTTCAACACTGCTACGTTCTCTGGATTACTTACAGCAAACGGTGGTATATCAGGTGACATCGCTGGCACAATCACCGCTGAAGCTGGTAGTACAATGGTAAACAGCACTATTAATAGCACTGCTATCGGACAAACCAGTCCAGATGATATCAAGGGTGTTACAATTGTTGCTACAAACGAATTCCAGGGACCATTGGTTGGTGCAGTAGAAGGTAATATTGATGCAAGGACAGGAACACTAGACACTAACAATATCGAAACAACCGGTGGTCAAAGTTTCTTTGACGGTGTTCGTGTAAACGGATTGTTAGATTTACCTGTAGGATCATTGGCACGTATTTCTTCATTGGAAGTAACAGGTACGGTAGAATTTACAAACTTAGAGATTGGTAACGCACTTGATGTTATTGGTAACTTTACTGTAGTAGGTGCCGATGACCAAAATCCTAAACTGGTAGTAAACTCCACAACTGGAGCAATGACTCTAGACGGTGATATGACCGTGGAAGGTGATGCAGTCGTTAACACTGACTTCACTGTTCAGGGAAATACCACATTGGGAAGTGCAAACACAGACACAGTTTCGCTTAATGCAAAATTGTCTAGCAGTGTATTTGTGGATACTGACGGACAATACGATCTTGGTGATTCTACCAATAGATTTGCTAATCTATATGTAGACACTGCAAACATAAACAATGACCTAACAGTGGGCGGAAACCTAACTGTAAACGGTGCAGTTACATCTGTGCTTACTGAAACTGTAGAGCTAGCAGACAACATTATCTTGTTAAACAGCAATGAAACAGGTGCGGCATCTGAAAACTCAGGTATTGAAATAGAAAGAGGTACAGATCCAAACAAAACATTTATTTGGAACGAATTAGACGACGAGTGGACAATTGGTACCGAAACATTTGCTGCTGGCGTGTTTAGAGGCGACTTTAATGCATCAGACGACACTCTAATAATAAATCACACGTTAAAGGCATTAACAATTAGTACTATTGCTGCTTCTGGCAACGTAACACTCTCAGCAGGTGACCTAGAATTGACATCAGGGAGTGCCACAATAGGCGGAACACTTGGCGTAACCGGTGAAACAACACTTGCAAGTGCTACAATAAGCGATCTAACTGATAATAGAATAGTATTAGCAGGTACTGCTGGTACAATTGTAGATGATTCTAATCTCACATTCAACGGAACGTCATTTAACGTAGGCGGAACCAATTTTGTAGTAACTGCATCCACAGGTGACACGGCAATTGCGGGCGACTTAGATGTTACTGGTGCAGTTGGCATTGACGGCGACTTTGATATTGCAACTAACAAATTTACTGTTGCATCGGCGACTGGTAATACCGAAATTGAAGGAACACTTAATGTCACTGGTGCAGCTACACTCGGATCATTGAACTTAGGTAGTACATTAGACGTAACCGGTGTCACTACATTTACTAATCTTATAAATGCAAACGGCGGCATCGCTGTAGACACAGATAGATTTACAGTAGCAGATGCAACCGGCAACACAGTGATTGCAGGAACATTAGATGTCGCTGGCGTAGCTAGCTTAGACGGTGGAATGAATGTAGATGGAGCATTTGTTGTAGCGGATATTACAGGTAATGTTTCCACAACAGGTACACTATCCGTTACAGGGGAATCTACCCTTGCCAGTGCGACTGTAAGCGACTTATCTGCAAACGGACTAGTATTAGCAGGCACAGCGGGCAGCTTAGAAACCGATACAAACCTAACATTTGACGGCTCTGACTTTGTGGTAGGTAACGACAGAATGGTAGTTAACGCTGTTACAGGCGATACCGAAATACTAGGTGCAGTAACGGTAAGCGACGGTTTGACATTAGATAATGCAGGATCGTTTACTATCCAAGATGCGTCTACTCCGGCACAGAATGTTTTCCAGGTTGCAGGTAGCACAGGTAATACAACAATCTCAGGAACAATCGACATTGATGGCGAAGCTACTTTAGCAAGTGCAACAATCAGCGACATTACCGTTACCCATATTCCTTTTGCAGGCGCAAGCGGCTCAATTATCAGCGATGCAGATCTAGTGTTTACGGGAACACAATTAAACATAGGACAAGGCAACTTCACTGTTAATCGATCAACTGGTGCAACTTTTGTAGGAGGTACTCTTACAGCTAGCGGAGCAACAACACTAACTTCACTGAATACATCAGGCGATTTAGTTGTAAGTAGCACCACACCGAGTGCAGCATCAAATGAAGGGGCACTTAGAGTATCAGGCGGTGTCGGTGTAATTGGAAGTGTAAACATAGGTACTGATTTAACCGTCAGCGGCGAAGTAAACATATCAGGTGGTACAATATTAGGTACTGCGTTAGGTAACTCGGCTAACCCTGTTTCGGTGGTTGCAAACACAGTAAATGCCACCGGCGGAATAACAGGATCTCTTACAGGTTCGGTAACCAGCGGCAATGCAACCATTACAGGTGGTACTATTAATTCAACACCAATTGGACAAGGCACAAATGGTGCTAACCTTATAACGGGTACAATTATTGAGGCAACAAGTCAATTTAAAGGTAATATTAATTCTACAAGCGGCAATGACTTCCTTGCAAATGTCTCAGTAAGTGAAGGTTTAAGTGTTACGGGTAATTTATCTGTCGTTGGAACCAGCAATTTCCAGAATGATATTACTGTCACAGGTGGCACAATTAACAACACTGTAATAGGTAACACGGGTCCAGCTCAAATTACTGGTTCAACCATTGAAGCAACCGGCCAATTTGAAGGTGATATTGTTTCAGAAAATACCAGTTCATTTAATAATATAACAATTACAGGTAACTTAGATAACGATTCAGCAGGCTCAGTTGCTACCTTTAGAGACTTACAAGTAAGCGGTGATTTTACACCAGGAAACTTGTCAGTATTAAATAATTTAACTGTAGGCGGAGCAGTAAACTTTAATGACACATTCATTACACTGAACGCCAATGCTACTGGGGGAGCCTCACCTACAGCAAATATGGGACTTACTGTAACTAGAGGTTCCCTAGGTATTAAACAATTCTTCTGGACTGAGACGTTAGGCGGTGCTTGGACTATAGGCAATGAGGAAATGCGTGCAGGATCGTTTACTGCAACCACAGGATTTGAAGGCGACCTTGTTGGTAATGTCACAGGTAATGTTACAGGTAGTGCCGACACAGCAGATGGATTTAACTCTGCTGTAACAGTCAATCTTACTGGACCAGTAACTGGCACAGCCACATTCCAAGATGGCGGCGACACAGCCACAGTCGCAACAACTATTGAAAACAACACAGTTACACTGGGTACTCAAACTGTAGGGCAGTATGCACGCACAGTTTCAGTAACTGCAGGCGGCGGTCTTAGCATTACAGCTCCTAATGCTGACGATGCTACGGATTATGTTATAACTTCAAATGCAACAAATAATAACACAGCTAATGCCATTGTGTCAAGAGATTCAAGTGGTAACTTTAGTGCAGGTGTTATTACTGCTAGTTTAACGGGTAATGTTACTGGTAATGTTACAGGCGATGTTACAGGACAAATTGATGGAAGTGCAGGCGGCACATCAGAATTTGACGATCTCACAGCATCTACTGCTACAATTGACACAATCACAGCTGGTAATGCATCTGTGCAAGGAAGTATTAACCACACTGAAATTGGTACAGGTACAGGTGGTGCCAGAGCTATTACAGGTACAACCGTTATTGCAAACACAGGATTTACAGGAAACTTAACAGGCGATGTATTAAACGGGTCTGGCGGAGTAATAGTAGATTCTAGCGCAAACACAATTACCGCCCAGGAAATTGACGGCGAGGTTGGCGCAAACACTCCTGCAGCAGGCACATTTACAGTATTAACAGAAACATCAAGCCTTAGATATAAGGAAAATGTACAACCAATTGAAGGAGCATTGGACAAAGTCACACAGTTACAAGGTGTAACTTATGATAGAAAAGATGGCTCTTCAAACGACGAAGCAGGTTTAATTGCAGAAGAAGTAGAAAAGATTTTACCAAATGTAGTTGAATACAAAGACGGCGAAGCAGACGGGTTGCATTATACAAAAATAATTGCTTATCTAGTAGAGTCAATAAAAGAATTGAAGTCAGAAATCAAAGAGTTGAAGGAGAAAAAATAAATGGCGAGTTTACAAGATCTCACCGTAGCATTAACCAGTACCTTTAGTGGCGATGTTACCATTGTTGGAGGCACAATTAATGGTACTTCAATAGGTAACAACGTAGCCCAGCGAAGCACCATCGGTGCAACCACAATCGACGGCACAACGATTACAGCCAGTACTAAATTTATTGGTGACTTAGAAGGCGATATTACTGCTACTGCTATCTCTGCAACAGGCGCCGGCGGCTTTGGATCAATTTCAACAACAGGTGCAGCAGTAATTGGCACAAACTTAACTGCCACTGGTGGTACTTCTACGTTCTCTTTGGTTGACATAAACGGTGGTAATATTGACGGCACTGCAATAGGTGTTGATGCAGGTAATAGACAGTCAATCGGCGCAACCACAATCGACGGCACAACGATCACAGCATCTCTTGGATTTACTGGCAATATAACAGGCCCTAGTACAGGTACTGTAGGAACAAGCACTTTAAACAATTTAGATCTGAATGGAAACTTAACACTAAGCTCCGGCTCTTTGCTTTTTGGAGCAACAACTGTTATAGATTCTTCGAGAAACGCAACAGTAAATGATTTGGTAGTTAACGGGTCATTTGCTCCGAACGCTCTTACAGTTACTACAACAGGAAATTTCGGCGGTAATTTAACGGTTGGAGGGGATCTCACTGTCAACGGAACTACCACAACAATTAACACAGAAACCATAGCACTGGCAGATTCTGTAATTGAATTAAATTCTGACTTAGACGGCGGAACAGCACCGTCAACCAATGCAGGTATTTCAATTAACAGAGGCTCAGAAACAGACGTAACATTCGTGTGGGACGAAGCAAATGATTACTGGACATTTGGAAGCAACGATGTAGTAGCCGCAAATTTTATAGGAAATGTCTCAGGTAACATCACAGGTGATATTACAGGTGACGTAACCGGAAATGCAGACACGGCTACACGTTTAGAAACCACAAGAACTATTGAACTGAGCGGAGATGTTGTGGGCAGTGTGAGTTTCGACGGCGCCGCAGATGTAAACATAGCTGCCGTCATTCAGGCTAACTCAGTTGCACTTGGCACAGACACTGTGGGGCAATTTGCCAGCACTGTGGAAGTAACGGGTAATGGACTGTCAGCAACTTCGCCTAATGCATCTGACGGGACTGCATACACAATAACATCAAATGCAACTCCAGCAAATACCCAAAGCACGCTTGTATTCAGAGACTCAAGTGGAGATTTTGCAGCCAGTTCGATTACTGCAAATACTTTTATAGGAAATATCAACTCCACAGCAGGCAATGATACCTTGGCAAGTTTAACAGTGGGCGGAACACTGGCAGTTACAGGCACTACAACATTCAACAATGCTGTTACAGTTGCAACCGGTGTTGCTTTTAACTCAGACACTGTTGGTATTACCGGTGGCACCATATTAAACACGCCTATAGGCAACCTGACAGGTGGCGCTCAACCTATTGTGGGCACCACAATTCAAGCCACCGGCGGCTTCACAGGAAACTTAGCAGGAAACGTAACGGGCAATGTTACTGGAAATGCAGACACAGCCGATGGGCTAAGTTCTGCTGTAACAGTCGATCTTACTGGACCAGTAACTGGCACAGCCACATTCCAAGATGGCGGCGACACAGCCACAGTCGCAACAACTATTGAAAACAACACAGTTACACTAGGTACTCAAACTGTGGGGCAATACGCGAGCACTGTTGCTGTGTCAGGCGTAGGATTATCAATTAATGCACCCAGTGCAGACGACGGCACTGCCTACATTATCACATCAAATGCAACTGCATCTAATAACCAAGACACAATAGTTAGTAGGGATTTTAATGGAGATTTTAATGCAGGAACAATAACCGCAGATTTAGTAGGTGCGGTAACAGGAGATGTTGAAGGAAATATAAGCACCACTCTAGGAACATCAAATCTCAATAATTTAAATGTAACAGGCACAGGCACTATTGATACAGTTTCAATTGGCGGCGGCGATATTGACGGCACTAGAATAGGTAATAGTACACCTGCTGCAGGTAACTTTACTACAATTTCTGCCACCGGTAATATTTCTGCATTAGCAGGTGTTACAGGTAACTTGGCAGGCAACGTAACAGCAGTTTCTGGCACATCGCAATTTTCAACTTTAAATGTTACTGGTGATATGTCAGCAACATCTGGCACAACAACGCTGAATGATCTTGTAGTTCAAGGTAACTTGGACTTCACTGACTTGAGCATTTCAGGAAGTTTGACAATTGGTGCAAACCTTACAGTAGCAGGCGATGTTAATATTGCAGACCCATTTATAATACTTAATTCGGATGTAGACAATGCTACCGCCGCCACCGAAGATGTAGGATTTACTGTTAACCGAGGCAGTGACAATGATGTTAGCTTTTACTGGGACGAGTCAGAAAACAGATGGACAACTGGATCTGAATCATTAAGTGTAGGCGGAACTATTTTCGGCAACCTAGACGGTGCAATTGGTACTGGCATAGCATCAACTGGTTCGTTCACTACAGTTACTACGAGCGGTAACCTGACTGTGGGCAACAATTTAACAGTCGCAGGTGACTTAGAAGTACAGGGTTCTGTAACTACTGTGAGCACAGAGCAGATTGATCTTGCCGATAACATAATTCGAGTAAACAGTAATGCTACAGCAGGAGCAACCGGCGGAATTGAAGTCTGGCGAGGAGGCGACGGTGTAAGAAGTTTCCTTTGGAACGAGGGTGCAGGCAGATGGAGTACTGAAACAGCAGATCTGCAATTCGGTACTGCATATGGCGATTTCGAAGGTAATGTGACGGTAGGAGCAGGACAAAATATAGATGTAAGTGCGGCTACACTTACTTTAGCAAACGATCAAATATCAGGTGACGCAATTAACGGTGGAACAATTGGAACTGTTACTGTAAGTAATCTTACATCAAGTAATGCCACTATCACAGGTGGCTCTATTGACAGCACGCCAATTGGCGGAACAACGCCTGCTCTTATAACCGGCACCACAATCACAGCAGATACACAGTTTGTGGGAGATTTGGATGGAAATGTTTCCGGTAATTTAACAGGCAACGTTACTTCCACAGGAACATCTACGTTTAACATTGCTCAATTTAATGCTGGTGTTACATTTAGCGGTGACATCCAAGGAGAAAACGGAACCACAGCCACGTTTGACGATCTGGTTGTGACTGGCACTACCAACTTACAAGTTTTCCAAATAGGTGATTTTAACGCATCGGGCACAGTAACGTTTGACGAACCGTTTGTAACTGTAAACAAAGGTGCAACCGGAGTAGACACTGCTAATGCAGGCATTGAAGTAGAACGCGGAGACAGTCCTAATGTGCAACTGTTTTGGGACGGAACAAACACTAGATGGAGTGTAGATGCTCAGGATTTTGAAGCAGAAAAGTTTATTGGCGACATCGTAAGCACAGGCACAAACTCTTCGTTTAACACGGTAGATATTAATGGCGGTACCATAGACAACACTGTGATAGGAGCATCAACTAGAGCCGCGGGCAACTTTACAGAAATAGATGCTAATGCTGGAATAACCGGATCTTTTGATGGTCCTGTAACCAGCTCCAGCGTAACTATAACAGGCGGCACAATTAACTCTACACAAATTGGTAATACTTCTCCTAGCTCCGGAAACTTTACAACCGTAACTGCTAGCGGCAACATTACTACTGCAACCGGTGAAGTAACAGCTGATATTATAACAGCAACAGGATCTCTTGTTGGCGACCTTACAGGAACGGTATCAAGCATAAGCAATCATACCACCGCGGATTTAGCAGAAGATCCTGCTGCAACGGCAACATCAGGCACACAGTATTTTACAACAACCAGAGTTGATGCACATCTAAGTGGTGGTACAGGCGTAACATATACTAACGGGACTATCAGCATTGGACAACCGGTTGCTACAACCGACAATGTTACTTTTAATGATGTTAACGTAGATGGTGATTTAACAGTAGTTGGAGCTATTGATGTACCAAACCTTACTGTAACAGGAGATTTGACTGTTAACGGTAACACTACAACACTGAATACAGAAACCATCGAACTTGAAGACAGCATTATCACACTCAGTAACGGCTATGTAGGAAGCACTCCTAGTGCCAATGCTGGTATAAACATAAATCGAGGTGGCGGATCAGCTGTTGATGTGCAGCTACTCTGGAACGAAACCACTGACAAATGGGAAGCTATAGGTGGAGCATTTGTGTCTAACAGTGGGTTCGAGGGTAACATAATCGGCAATGTTACAGGTAATGTTACTGCAACAGGCGGAACAAGTTCTTTCAACAGTGTTGACATCGACGGCGGCAGTATTGATGGTACAGCAATCGGTCAAAATAATCCCTCAACAGGAATATTTCAAAGCGTTACTGCTTCTGGTGAGATATCTGCACAGACATTTGACGGCAATCTAACAGGAAACGTTACAGGTACAGTAAGTTCGATCGCCAATCATACTACAGATGCGTTAGCCGAAGGAACAACAAGATTATACTACACAGATGCCAGGGTAAACGCTCATCTTAGCGGCGCAAACAGTGTAACATACACAAACGGTGTTATAAGTATACCGCAGGCTATAGAAACAACGTCTGATGTTACATTCAACAATGTCACAGTTGATGGATTGCTTACTGCTCCTAATTATGCCTTTACAAACATTGATGCAAGCGGCAATGTCACAGTAGGGGGAGATTTAACAGTCAGCGGTGCAACTACAACATTCAACTCAGCAGTGGAAATCAGCACCAACGAAATTGTGTTATTAAGTGCATACAGCGGCAGTGCTCCTACCTCAAATGCGGCAATCATCGTAAAGCGTGACCAAGCACCGGGCGGTAATGCAAAACTAGAATGGGACGAAAACAATGATAGATGGGATATTGGCAGTGGCGCAACTTTTAGGGCAGGTATACTGCTTGGTAACCTAACAGGCGATGTAACCAGTAACAGTACAAGTACATTTGCTGATATTGACATAAATGCAGGATCCATCGACGGTGTGGTAATCGGTGCAGGCTCGCCGGGATTAATAACCGGAACAATAATTACTGCTGATACAAGATTTGACGGACCGATCACAGGAGATGTAACAGGTAATGTTAGTGGCGACGTAACTGGAGACATAACATCATCAGGTACAAGTACATTCGCGGACATAGATGTTAATGGCGGAAATATTGATGGAACAGATATAGGATTAGCATCTCCTGCTGTTGGTAATTTTACAGGTGTAACTGCAAGCGGCACAATAAATGCAAATTCAGGAGTAGTAGGAAATTTACAGGGCAATGTTACAGGTAATGTTACAGGAGACCTAACAGGTAATGTCACAGCGACTTCGGGCACAAGTACTTTTGATAATTTGACAGTTACCGGCACCTTGCAAGCCCCTGCTCAATCTATTACTGATCTAATTGTATCAGGTAATCTTACAGTAAACGGAACCACAACAACTATAAATTCAGAAACAATAGAGCTTGCTGATAATATTATTGTTTTAAACAGTGATAAGACTGGCGCAGCTGGGTCAGAAACTGCTGGTATACGAGTAAACAGAGGTGACGACACTCCGGTTGATTTTAAATGGGACGATGCTACTGATCGCTGGACTGTAGGTTCTGGAACACTTGAAGCCGGAACATTTTTAGGAAGTTTAATTGGCTCAGTTACCGGCTCTGTGACAGGAAATGTCACAGGTAATATAACCAGTACTGGTAACAGTTCTTTTGCAAATGCAATTATATCTGGTGGTACAATAAATGATACTGACATTGGCGGTGTGAATCCTTCGGTCGGATCTTTTACTGAACTTGATGCAAACTCTATCGTTGCTAACACAATCACTGCAAACACAGAATTTTCTGGTACTTTTGTAGGGGACGGAAGTAATTTAACTGGTATTACTACGACCCAAATCACAGAAGGATCTAAATTATTCTTTACAAACGGAAGGGTGCAATCAGCACTGGGGTCCATTAGTATCGATGCATTATCAGATATTGACATTACCAGTTCTGCTCCTTCAAATGGCAATACATTAGTATGGAATTCAGCCATAAGCAAGTTTGTCCCTGCAGAAAATTTTCTACAATCAGATTTTGATACGGCCATCGGAAATACCTCAATAGACGATCTAGTGGATGTAGACACATCGTCTATACCTCCTAGCAATGGCGATACATTGGTATATAATTCTACATCGTCGAAATGGCAACCCAGCACAGGTCAAACATCATTCTCTGTTACAGCAAGCGGAACATCAGCGTGGTTGTTTAGTGGACAGGGCACCGATAGTGACGCAAATCCTGATTTATACCTACTTCCGGGTAAAACGTACACTTTCGATATAGATGCAACTGGTACTTCGTTCTATATAAATACCTCGAACACGACAGGTACTGGGTCTGCATTCAATGACGGGGTTACAAACAATGGAACAGACAGCGGAGTGATTACTTTCACAGTTCCCCAAGATGCACCGAGCGAATTATTTTACAATGCAGAAAACCAAGCAGCAATGAACGGAAAAATATTTGTTTTGAAAGGTACATTAAATAACGTTGAAAATCCAGTATTTACCAGTGTTAAATCATCTGCTTATTATGATTCACAAGATCGACAACTAGTAATTAAGGACAGTAGCGGAAACGTTATTTGGGGTAATTAATGACAATTTCAAATATTTTATGTTATGACACGGATCTTACACCAGAGATTATTACAGCAAATAAGTCAGCAGATGTAGGCAGTTTTGTAAACAGCCCAATATCCTTCAGGTTTAATAATGATGGAACAAAATTATTCGTACTTTCACAAGAAGATAAGAATATCCATCAATTCTCAGTAACCACAGCATATGATATATCTTCCATTGTCCAGGACAATATAACCCTTTCGGTTTCAGGAGATCTTAATGCTGAAGTAGGAGGCTTTGATTTTATAGATAATGGATCAATTTTATACGTTGGAGTAAACCAAGAGCTAAAAAAATATAATTTAACCACAGCATATGATTTAACAACAGCTTCTTTTGAGTTTGTAGCTATAAACAGTGATAAGCCTATAAAGTCAGTATACAGACAACACAACAATGACAGCAATGTTCTGCTTCAAGAAGAGATTAATTCTTATACACTACGAATTGCAAAATATGATGCAGAAGCCGGCTTTAATTTTGCTGCTACAAGTGATACTTTTCCTGGAACTTCTACAAATAACACCCTAAGTTTTAGTAATACAAAATCTGCTGAATTTTCTCCAGACGGAACAAAAGTTTTTGTTGCAACTAATGAAAAAATTTCGCAATTGTCACTTGGTACTTCGTATGATTTAAGAACTGTAACAGACACAGTTGAGTTGTTACTCTCACAGTTTAGTTGTGCAGACACTAATATTGAGCATATCACTCTATCATACGACGGAACATCAATATACATGCTTGGCGGAACAGCCGGAATAATTTATCAGTTTGATCTGAATACTCCGTACGATATTCTCAGCATAGGCACAAAAGAAACATACCTGCAAGGAAGTCCTGAAAATCTGTTTTTTAATGATAGTGGATCTAAAATGTACACTATAGATCTTGCAACAACTACAATACACCAATTTTCATTAGCTACAAATTTTGCTCCAGACTCTGCTACATATGACAGCAAGAGTTTTGACTTTAGTAACCAAGATGCAACAGTTCGCTCTGTCAACTTCAATGCTAACGGAACTGAAATGTATCTGTTAGGCAGCCAGACTGCTAAAATTTACTCATATACTTTGAATCCAGCTTACGATATATCAACAGCAGTTTATACAGAAATATTGCCAAACAGTGTATCTGAAGCATCTTACGACAGTGTAAGCTTAAATATATCCAGTCAATCTCCTAATCCGAAAAATAAAAAGTTTAGTTCAAACGGAACCAAACTGTATGTCCTAGATTATGCTAACAGAGTGGACCAATACGGATTAGGCACAGCGTATGATTTAACAACAGCCACTTATGAAAAGACATTTACATTTGATAATTTGTTAGATTCTGCAGAATCTATTGCAATAAGTGATAACGGTACAAAATTTTATGTTCTTACTAATAGAGCTGTCCATCAATTTACATTAACAACACCTTATGATATAACCACAGCAGTATCCAGCACATTTATATTTGATGAAATATCTAATACCGGTGCTGTTAGAATAGAAAATAACGGAACAAAACTCTATGCCCTAGATTCTGGTTCTGGACAACTTTATCAGTATAGCCTTGCATCTGCGAATGATCCTTCGACATTGTCGTACGATGGCATATCTTTTGATTTTTCGAATCAAGCAATAGCACAAGGTTTTGATTTTAAACCCGACGGAACCAAAATGTTCATGGTTGCAAATAACAGGATTTATCAATACACTTTAAGCACTGCATTTAATATTAGCACCGCTACATTTGAAAAAGTACCAGTTGTAGGGCTTGCTGACGCAGAGTTGGACTCGTCAAGAACATTTTCCGTAGCTTCGCAAATGCCTAGCACTCTTGATACTAAAATAAGCGCAGTTGTTTTTGGCAATAATGGCAACAAACTTTACGTAGTAAATGAAGACCCTGACGATTCTACTATATATCAATATAGTTTAAGCACTCCATACGACATCTCAACTGCTACTTACGATAACAAATCTTTGGATGTAGAATCGGCGCACAATAGTTTAGTACTCAGTGCTCCTGGAGCACTGATACCGCATGATTTATTGTTTAATCAAAACGGAACAAAACTGTATGTACTTGATGACAGATTTGAGCAAATCTTAGATTTTGATTTAGGAACTGCATTTGATATATCTACTGCGTCTTTGAACCACCTGAAACCAGATAACAGGGTTGCATCAGGTAGTGCCAGCTCCGCTGGCACAGAGTATCAAAATCTCGATTATTTGCAAACAAGAGCGATTAGATGGCGAGATAACGGAAACAAATTTAATCTTTTAGCCAATGGCGTTGCAATGCGTATATATACTTTTAGCACAGATACACCATATAGGCAGGTAGCGTTTGATTCCAATCCTACAAAAATATCTCAATCTGGAAGCTTAGATCCATCCACAACAGATTTTGCATTCAATTCAGATGGCACTAAGCTGTTTACTGTTATTAATTCTAGCGGTCGCGACGAAATAAGAGAACATAATTTGTCGCCCGCATATGATATAACCGGTGTAAATAGTACCAATCATTCTAAAGAAGTGTCTCTGCCTACCTTCACTACTACTGGTTTCCAGTTTAACACAAATGGAACAAAACTTTTTACCTTAAATAATGCCAGCGCGGATAGCAGAGTCCTTGAAATGTCGTTAAGTTCTGGGTTTGACATAAACACACTGAAGACTAAAACTTTACCCGATGGATTAACCAACTTGTCAGGCACTTATTACAAAAGTGACATAACTTTCAACAACAACGGTACTAAGATATATGTGTTACAGGGAATGAAAATAAAACAATTTTCTTTGGGAGCTGCATACGATCTGTCAACCGGAACGTATGACGGTGAGGGAGACCTACAATGGAACAGCACACTGTTTTTTGACTTTAGATCTGCTGTGTGGAATAATAACGGAACAAAATTATATGCTTTGGAAGAACGATTGTTGCGTATTTACGAATACAGTGTTAGCACTGCATACGATGCAACTACCATATCTTATACAGGAAATGCATTTTATCATGGATATCAAGATCCGGGCGGCATGTGTTTTGGGGATTCAGGAACAAAATTATTTATAAGTGATAATAATTTAAATAGAATTGTTCAATATAATCTTAGCACAGCCTACGATGCTACAACTGCCGGAGCCGTCCAATCACAATTTAGTCCGACTTCTATAGACATTTCAGCCATAGATATAAGTCCTAATGGTTCAAAACTTACCATTGTAAGAGAGAACGACTTTATAACTTATAATCTTAGTACTCCTTATAACCTCACAACTGCAAGTTTAAACAACAGCAGTATCAAAAGCCGTATTACTAACCGGGTTTGGGGGTTTCATTGGCACCCTAATGGTGACAGATTTTTTACCTTTAATTCAAGCCAAGGACCAGCAGAATATGATGGAGTTAGTTCATTTAATGTAGCTGGAGCAGAATATTTACCTGTTATAACACTGCGCGATAATGGACTAATTGGTCCTTCAAATGCAGGTGATTTTTTTGGATTTGACTTTAATCCTTCAGGAACTGAGCTATACGCAATTGATTCAGAAACCGGACAAGTATTTTCATACAAATTATCTACTCCTTTTGATCTTAACACATTGACAGGTAATTTTGTTACTTACACAGCTCTTTACGCAGAAAATATGAGGCTATCGAAATCTTACGGTTTTACTTGGCACGACAACGATAACGGGTTTTCTTGGGTCAGTAATGCTGCTAATGACGCAACTGTCATAAATGATTCTGCAATTCCAGCAGGGTTAGTTGACAGAGTGCAATTTCCGTTTGATATTGGAAACGATTCAGTTGGTTTTGAGTTTGGCGACAATGGTTCGAAATTGTATGTTTCAAGAGAAGATCAAATACATCAATATTCTCTATCTACACCATATCTAATCGATCAATTAGACCAAAACAATTATGAAGAAAGTTATACTCCGTCAATACCTGGTAATAGCAGTGTTGAAATAAGAGATATCTATGTAACTCCTAACACAGATTATTTATATATTTACAGCGATCAGAGCAGTTTTACATACGGAGTCTATCAATTCAGTTTGTCGAACTCTAATATAACATCGGCTTCGTATGACGGTGTTCGAATCTCTAAAACAGGAGGAGAAACCATCGATGTAAGCGACGACAACACAACTTTAATATTAGGACGCAGTAATGGAACCATTGAAACTTATGACCTTCGAGGCGGTTTCTATGTAGGTAACGAAATGTCGTCGCCTGTAGGGATCAAGCTTACAAATTCTGGTACAAGGGCTATGGTTCTTTCATCCACAGCTGATACAGTTTATCAATATAATCTTTCATCTGGGTTTGATTTATCTACAACGACCTATTCAAACAAGTCACGATCAATAAACTCAAGTTTTACTAGTGACCTTACATTTAACGATACTGGTACAATTATGTTTGTAACTTGTACGGATGGCGCTAGCGGCGATTCCTTCAGCGGCGAAGTTATAGAATACAATTTAGGCACTGCTCATGAAATCAATACTGCTACTGAAAGCTCTAATTTTGGTATTGGGCTAGATAGTAGTCCAGTAAGTGTTGATTTTAGCGATAATGGTACTAGAATGTTCGCACTAGGAAACCAACACAATGTTTTGTTACAGTATGATTTAGATGATCCTTATGATATTTTTCCTTCAAAAGTTAACAGTGATGTGTTTTTTATAGGTCGAAATAGTAATTTATTGATAGTAAAACCAGATTCGATTCAGTTAACATCAGACGGAACCAAAATGTATTTAGGCGATACTACCCGTAATGCCATTGATTATTACCTTCTAGATACTGCATTCGACACAGCAACAGCAATACCGAGCCCCTCTCAGTCGGTTGATTTGGATAACTTAGGAGTTACTTTAAATCCAATTGATTTTGTTATAAATTCCGCAGGGGACAGACTTTATGTTTTAGATAATCTTTCGAATAGTGTGCACCAATTTACTGTGCCTAGCATATTTGATTTATCATCTGCACAATATGATTTTATAAGTACCTCCGTGAACAGTGAAGATTCGTCCCCTACTTCACTAGCGTTTAACAACAACTTTTCTAAAATGTATATTTCTGGGTTAGGTACTGACAGCATCTTTCAATATGCCTTGAACGGTGCTCTATTTGTAGGTGGCAAGGATAATAGCCCGATTGGTATGGAGTTTTTAGATAGCGGAACTAAACTCTATGTAGCGGGCAACGAAACTGATAAAGTTCACCAGTTTACTTTAGGAACCGGATTTGACTTGAGTACACTAAATGACTACTTAATATCGTCGCCGGATTTAAGTTCGAGCGACAGCAATATTAGATCATTCACAATGAATTCTGCAGGAACTCAAGCATATTTTGCAGGAGATACTACCGACAGAATATACCAATACGATCTAGGAACTGCTTACGATATATCAACAGCATCCGCAAGCAAAGAAATACAGGTCAATTTTAACAATACAACCGATATTTCTGGCGTAAATCTTAGCGGAACCGGCAACAGCTTGATCGTTTCATCGGAAGGTAATTATCAAGTATATCCTCTTGAAACAAACTTTGATATAAACTCTGCTAAAATTCACTCCGCAGTCCTAGACGTAAGTTCTCAGTCCACAGATCCCGCAGCATTTAGATTCTCAGAAACTGGTGATAAGTTGTGGTTCCTGAGCGACGCTCCTTCTCGTTTGCTTTATGAATATGATTTATCGGTTCCTAATAATTTAAGCACAGCAGTTTATAATAATGTTAGTGGCAATCCTATGACCGGAGAGAATATAAACTTTGACAGTTTTCAATTTAATCGCTCAGGATCTAAGATTTATGTGCTTGAAGACTTTACAAATACTTGGTTTCAGGCAAGCACAATTGCGCCTTTCAGTGTTACTGCAAATTCGGACGATATAACCTATGCACCTGGCATAGATGTAGATAATTTTTCGTTTGATCGGAATTTTACTAAGATACTTGCTACCGCAAGTAACAGTATGCGGGTATATTATCTGAATTTTTCATCACTCGAAAATTATGATTATAGCATATTATCTTCTCCGACATACCCGCCTAGAGGGTTTGCAGTAACAAGCTCAGGCTCAAAACTTTACACTTTAAATAGTAGGGAAAATTCTATTACGCCAGTTTATTTAGATACACCATTCGAAACAAATATCAATACCGCTGCACCGGGTGGCGGAATAATAGTCGACTATGATATACAAGAGTTTGAAGTGAATAGCGATGGTACTAAATTGTTTGTTTTATCAAAAGATGAGGATATTTATGAATATGATTTAATTCCGGAAGTAGGAAAGATAGAAGAAATAAACGGAACTCTTACAACACGGCCTGTCACGTTACCTACGAGTCAATTCATAGATACTGTTTTTAATAATGACGGGACTAAGCTGTTTGTATTAACTTCAGCTGATGTATATGAATACAACCTATCAACAGCCTACGATTTGTCTACAGCGATTTACAGTGGTATTAGTTACGATGCACCTGAATCAGATAATCTAGGAATTATTTTTAATTCAACTGGTGAAAAAATGTTTTTACTAGCGAATAATGATAGAATATATCAAATTGATCTTAGCACAGGATTTGATCTAAGCACAGCAACATACAACAATAAACTTTTAAATGTTACAGCTCAGACTACAGCGGCAAACAGTATTTGCTTTAACACAACTGGTTCAAAACTTTTTGTAGGTGCAAATCTAGGCAAAATATATGAATACGGATTTACACCCTGGGTAGAACAACAGAAACTCCTACCCAGTGATGTTGCCGCCAACGATAGAGTTGGTACGCCAGTGGCAATAGATGGAGATATTTTGGTAGTAGGTGGAGGCGACGGGACCACCTCTGCAGGTGCCGCCTATGTATTTACTAAATCGGGATCCACGTGGACTGAACAACAAAAACTTGTCGCCAGTGATGGTCAACAAGACGATCGCGGTGGTTTTAGTGTAGCAATAAGTGGCGATACTGTGATATTCGGAGCCCCCGGTGAGGATGCGGGTGGCACCTCTGCAGGTGCTGCTTATGTATTTACTACATCCGATGGAGGTGCTACTTGGACCCAACAACAAAAACTCGTCGCTAGTGATGCATCTCCAGACAAATATTTTGGCCAATCGGTTTCAATAAGTGGTGATACTGTGGTAGTTGGTGCATACGGAGACGACCAAGTTGCCTCAGATGCAGGTGCTGCTTATGTATTTACTAGATCGGGATCTACGTGGACTGAACAACAAAAACTTGTCGCCAGTGATGGTCAAATAAACGATTTCTTTGGGCTGCCAGTGGCAATAGATGGGGATATAGCTATTATTAGCGCATACGGAGACGATCAAGGCGGCACTGATGCAGGTGCTGCTTATGTATTTACTAGATCGGGATCCACGTGGACTGAACAACAAAAACTTGTCGCTAGTGATGCAGAGTCAGGCGATTACTTCGGCGGCAATTTAGCAATAGATGGAAATACTGTAATAGTCGGTTCACCGTACGACGGCAGCGGTGGAGTTAACTTCACTGGCCCTGGCTCAGTTTATATATTTACTACATCCGATGGAGGTGCCACTTGGACCCAACAACAAAAACTCGTTGCTAGTGATGGACAAGGAAGCGATCGTTTTGGCCAATCAGTTGCTGTATCAGGTGACCGTGCTATCGTCGGCGCATTTCTTGAAGACCCCGGCATTGCCAATGCAGGTGCTGCTTATGTATTTACTAGAACGGGATCTACGTGGTCTGAAGATCAAAAACTCGTCGCTAGTGATGCCAGTTCGGACGCTAGTTTTGGAGGAGGAGTAGCAATAAGTGGTGATACTGTGGCAGTTGGTGCCACCGGAGACGATCAAGGCGGTACCGACGCCGGCGCAACCTATATATTCACAGCAAATGATACTTATCCAGATTTACTCGATGTAACATATAACACAGTCTACGATCTCCCAGATATTTCGAATTCGAGTTATTTTGAATTTAACCCCACTGGAACAGAACTATATGTTTTGGATAACCAATTACTTAGCAATATTCCTAGAATATACAGATATTCTTTATCGTCGCCCTTTATAGTATCAAGTGCTCAGTTACAAGGAAGATCTTATGTACCAGTTGAACCAGATCCTACAGATGGCAACTATCGTGTAAAATCTCTTTTATTTAAAGATCCCGGTGATACTGTTAATGTAATAACTTTAAAGGAAATATTACCAGCTGAAATTGAAAGCACTAGAAATTTTTCTAGCATTTATTATGATGGTTCTGTGTCTCCAGATTTAAAGGGACAAGCCGAACTCCCGAACTGCCTTAGATTTTCTAACGACGGCACTAAGATGTTTGCTTCGTCATTTCAACACCCTACAGGCATCTATCAATATAGCTTAACAACTCCTTACGATATAACCACCGCATCCTATGACTTTGTAGTTTGGGATGGCAAAATTGGTACCACAATCTATGGAGGTTCGGGCATTGATGCGTTCGAATTTAATGGCGACGGCACCAAGATATACATGTATAACAATGACGTACTGTTTCAGTTTAGTTTAAGCACACCATATGATTTGTCCAACCCATCCTATGATGGGTTATCATATAACTTTAGCCTCAAAGATTCCGATCCTAAACATGCAAAATTCGCTCGATTCGGAACTAGATTATTTATAGTTGGAGGTAACACTGATACAGTTTATCAATTCGCCACAAGTAATTATTCATTAGGTTCAGTTAATGACAATAACTACTTTGCAGATTTTAGCAATTTTACTAATCTAAGATCAATAGCTTTGAACCCAGACGCTAGCAGATTATTTGTACTTGGATCTGATCGTCACGGTGTTAGAGCAAGTGCTATATACTATTTCGATCTATCTACGCCCGGTGATATTCGAACTACTGGTAATTTTCTTGAGTATGGATTTGATGAAGATGTTGCAGTAGATGTAAACTTCAACAACGATGGCACTAAAATGTACCTTCTTGGCAAAAACACTCATACCACATATCAGTATACATTGCCAGCTCCGTATTCCTTGATTGTCAAACAAAGCATTTACGGCCTGGATTTCGATCCTAATGCGAACACTTTTGGCCAAGCACTTGCAGCAGACGGTAACACATTAGTGGTCGGCGCTCCTGAAGAGTTTGCTATTTCAATCCAGTCCGGAGCAGTCTATATTTTTCAAAACATAAATTCTACTTGGACCTACACCGACAAATTTATTGGTACTTCCCGTGAGACCTTCACGGGAACTTCGGTAGCAATATCAGGCGACACAATAGTTGCAGGAGAGCCCGGGTGGGATAACAGCGGAAATCAAGATGCCTACAAAGGAGCAGTTCAAATTCAGACTTCCTCAGACGGAGGTGCGTCGTGGAATTTTCAAACTCGTTTAATACCAAGTGACTTGACAGATCCTGATTCTAATGGATTTGGCTCGGGAGTAGCGTTATCTGGCGATACTTTGGTAGTTAGCACAAATACAGGTAGGTTTTATGTATTCACCAGATCAGGGACTACTTGGACTGAACGCCAAATAATAGAAGCAGGTGGGGGGAGTGATATTGCTATAGATAATAACATCATAGTAAGCGACTCGGGCAACGTATATACTACATCAGATAACGGTATTACATGGACGCTTCAACAACAGCTACAACCTCCAACCGGAACAACTGCTCACCCGGCAATAAGCGGAAATACAATAGTAGTTGGTTCTTCTGTTGCTACAGTATTTGTAACAGATGACGGAGGTGAATCGTGGACTCCACAAGCCGAACTTCCGGAGGCGGATGGTGCACCGCTTTCAGGCATTGATTCAATTGCAATATCAGGTGATACCGTAGTAATCGGGTATGATGATATAATAAATGTGTTCACAAGAAGTGGTTCTACTTGGACAGAACAAGTAAGACCTCAAAGAAATGCAGGTGAGGGTACTATAATTAGAACATATGCTAACACTGTAACAATCACAGGAAACTTTGTGATCGGAGGACATGATATCTATGATATAATTGAAACGTATGATATAAGCTCACAGATATATCCTTCGTACGATGAAGCAGTTTTTAATGTATGGTCGGATATAAGCACAGACAAAGTTTTATTTAACAGCACTGGTAGCGAAATGATTGCAATTAATGATGTTAATGACACCATAGATCAATATACACTTAGTACTCCGGCAGATATCACAACTGCCTTAACAGCCAGTAAGCAGTTTAGCCTAAGTTTCACTCCTAAATTTATGTCATGGAACTCAGACGGCACAAAGTTAATAGTAGGCTCATATATTACTAATGACAGACTTTATGAACTAACTTTGACAACTGCCTATGATATATCCACGGCATCAGAAACTGGAGTAATTTTTAATATTACACCAGGAACACTTCCGGTAGCTGTGTTATTCAATAATACCGGAACAAAAATGTTTATCTTAGACGGTTCCTCGGATACAATATATCAGTATGAGTTATCTAATGGATACGATATATCAAGTGCAATTTATAGCGGTATTAACGTAGATCTTGGGGCGTTAGGAATTACTACCAATCCTGCTGATATTCAGTTTAACGCATCAGGAACCGAGCTTTACTATTTTGACTCAACTTCAGAGCTTATACATAGATTTGCTCTTAATCCTGCATATGATATCACAACCATGGTAGAGGTCGGTATACCGTACGGGCGCACTGAAAATACAAATATACCAAGAGGCCTTACTTTTTTCAACAATGATTTTTATGTTGCTGACGGTAATGAAGTTTATCAATACAAATCTCCTGATTGGAGTTTAGACTTTACTGACCCTGTTTACTTATTTACTGGCGACAACAGCGCTTTTACACTTACATTAAAACCGGATGGTACTAAACTTTACGTAGCAGATACAAAGACTACGGGAAAAGACATTTATGCTTACGATTTAGTCACACCATTTGATATTGACACAGCAAGGTACACCGGAGAAACATATAAAATTAGCTCGAATACCTCTACCTCAGGACTGTTCGATATGGAATTCTCTGCAGACGGAACTAAATTATTTGTATTAGAAGGCATCGAATTTGGGTCTGCATTCATTTATACTCTTACACTTTCTTCTGCCTATGATATTTCATCAACAACAGATATGAATACAAGTACTATATTTACAACCACGTCACCTGTGGCTTGGGCAAGTTTCAAATTTAACAACGACGGTACAAAATTATATATAGGCAACTACAATTTTTTCACCGGTGAATTTGAAGCAAGGGTTTCTCAATATAATTTACCGTCACCATATGACGTACAAAATAGAGGGGATTCAGACGCATCCATCACTTTACCAGATTTAGATCCCCTAATCCTTAAACCAAATTCAATTGATTTCAATGAATCTGGCACAATGTTATATGTACATTTCAATAGAGGAATTGCAGGAATTCCTTTAAATCAACCTTTTGAGATAGAAACAGCAAATTTGTATAAAATTAATATGTATACTGAGTCAGATAATAAAACTATTTACGATATTGTTGTGAACTCAAATCAGAGTAAATTATTTTATCTTAGGTCGCTAACAGCTTCATCTAACACTATTTGTCAAACAGATCTACAAGACACTAGCTCAAAAATAGCATATAATAACAGCACTGTTGAACTCTACAACGGGTTTGCTACTTCCTTTGGATTTAGACTAGATAGTACTGGAAAACATGTTAATATTATTGACGAAAATTCGATCAGCATAGTCCAACTAGAGCTCGGAACTGCTTTTGATATATCAACTGCAATTGCAACCGACAAAACCTTCGATGTTAGCAGTCAGGAAACTGCGCCGACCAGTCTTGAATTTGATCCGTCCGGCTCACTGATGTTTGTAGTCGGCACTGCATCTAACCAAGTTCACCAATATGCGCTATCCTCTGCAAATGATGTTAGCACAGCTACATTCGTAGCATCATTTGATTTGTCATTAGTTACAACCAATCCCGCTCCATTTGATATCCAGTTTAACGACACTGGCAGTTTAATGTTCATACTGAATAATGACACACTTGATCAGCAAGTATATGCATACACTTTATCAGTACCATACCAAATCCAAACAGCAGTGTTGTCAAAAATACTGAATTACAGTGATTTACGAGTTGATCAGTTTGGTACTCCGCTCGGAATCAACGCAACTTCCATGCTAATGAATGCGGTAGGAAACAGATTATACTTGGCTGATTCAACTGATTTGAAATTTTATCAATATGTGTTATCTATACCATTTGATTTATCAAGTGCAGAATACAACAACGAAGTAATAGATATTCCAAGCGAAGTGACTCAGACTACAAGGAACAAATTCTTTGATATTGACTTTTCAAGAAAAATAATTTACTTCAGTGAAGGCCGAGACATATATCAATATAATCTAGTAGAAGGCGCCTTTGCAATTCGTCCAATGACACCTGCAGAAATAAACAATTTAGCCTATGACGTGCTAGAGCATCTAGCAACCCAAAATCAACAAACTGGAAATTTAGAAGTAACCGACGATGCTGGTGTCACAAATACTCTGCTTGATACATTCGAAGATACTGATTTTGATCCTGTGACAGAACAAGCTGTCATAGAAAGTTCAACTCCGTTTTATTTTGTAGATCAAGAAGAGTACACTGCCTTGCCTAGCACCCCTCCGGATCTGCTTGAATATTCAGTGAACGGCTCAGAAGTATCACTACAGCCTAGCTCTACAGGAAGATCATTATTTGAAGACATTGCAGATATTGCAATAGAACTAATGCTAGGTGCCGGAACATCAAGTCCTGGACCTAACACATATAAACTTGTAGAATTTAATGAATCTCCAGGACCCGGTACCTGGGAAACTGTGGCAGATATCGGCGATACATTTAGGATAGGAAGTGATCCAACCGAAGATATATCAAACGTAGACTTTAATTCAGATGGTACCGATTTTGTGGGTACTGTTCAGGTTGGTAATTTTGTAGATGTAGACGATCCAAACTCAGGATCAGGTACTAAACATACTATGTGGATCGACCAAAATATTCTTGTATCAGTACAAGAGATAACAAATTTCCAAGATACGCCTATAGGAGTCACTGTAAGGACCTATGATATAAATCTTATAACAAACACGTTGACTTTAATAGATACAGCAGTAGTAGACAGTCAATCTGTGCCCGTCGGTTCAACCGGCGCAAGTTATGAGGTAAACGATTCGTTATATTTTGAAAATACAGAAGTAGAATTTGTCGTATCAGTTGCTGTTCGTGCATACGGATTAAACGAGCGTCATGGATATATAAAATTTAATATAGACTCTAGTGGAAATATTACTAATAATTCGGCTCCGACATATTTTCCTGATTTTAATTCTCCATACCAAAGTATGAAAACGGCAAGTGCCAGAGGAGTACAGGAATTTGCAAATGGATCAAAAGAACATGTTTGGAAGGGAGAACTATATGATTTTGCCGATACATCGTCGATTTACTTGGTGTTTAACGAAGGAGATACTGGCAATCCTAGCTTTTCGACATCTGATCCTTTCTTTCAAACTCAAGAATTTAACAGCAGAACGAATTGGACTTGGGATCTAAACAATATTACGTCCTATACTGCACAGCAGATAACAAACACCTTAGATCAAACACAAAACAACTATAAATTATTGCGCAAGGTGGCCCAGGAAGACAAAGGGACTTATCCGCAACCTGTAAAATTAGAAAATGACACAATCACTCTGTATGCATCTGCTGATATAAATGCAATTGCACAGTATATTAGGCAGAGAATTCATGAAACCAAGAAAGGAACATATGACATAACAACGGACGGTAATCCTCCTGATGTCATAAACACTTGGGAAAATATGGGTTCAATTACTGATACTAGGAATTCTTCTACTGGATCATTAACATTGTTATCAACAACTGTTGATGTAGAAACTCTAACTCTTTGGAGAAGAACTGACTAGGTCTAAAATAAATCAGCCATTTCTTCTATGGTTGCCAGCTTTATTTTGTTAGTCTTTGCATTGAGAGTATTGCGCAAACCCTGATGCAAAGGCTTAGGCCAATTATTCATCCCTACCCAGGCATATCCGTCGTGTTCTGAGTTTAGCAAAGGAATAAATTCTTCTCCAATAAGACAGAGATAAGTGTGAAATTGAAACTTTTCATCGCTGGAAATAAATGTTTCTAAAGGAATTGTTTTCACAATCTCAGGAAGCTCGCCTATTTCTTCTGTGATTTCTCTTTGAAGCCCTTCCCAGGGAGTTTCTGACTCTTTGTTAGTACCGCCCACAAGTCCCCATTGGTTACTGCGCTTGCCGTTTTTTCTATACAGCATTAGAAATCGCCTAGTATCAAGGGTATAAAACAGTGCGCCACTGCACACAATTAGCTCGCTCATACAGTAATTATTAATCTAAGCTGATGCGCCAGGTGCCAACTGGATACTCGCCGTCTATGCTCAACAGCCAGTCACCGTCCGCATAACGGTATTGCACACTGGTATTCAAATTGGTAACATATGTCACTGCAGAAGTTTCACTGCTGTCAAACACAATGTGCCACTGTGCACCGTCCCATTCTACAATATCATTTGCACTTGCAACAAAGCGTGTACCGTCCGTGTTTTTCCAAGCGGCGGCTCCTTCTGTGGCAAGTTCGTTGCCAACATCATCCAACAACAACAGTCGTGTGCCTGCCTGCTTTACTGTGGTAGGATTGAATTTTTGAGGATCAATAATATAGTCGATTGTGGTTTTGTCACCTGTAGGACCTGATATAATGCTGTCCTGAGGAAAGCTGTCTGAATCCCAGTTTATGCTGAGCTTGCTTTCATCTAGTGGATTAAGACTGATTGAACCTGTAACCACAGCATCTGAATCTTTGTTTTCTAAAAATATTCTGCTGATATCCGCAATATACTGTCCTGGCAGGCTTTCTAGAACGTCTCTCCAGTTAACACTGCCCACTGCACCTCTGTGTATAATTTGTGCAGTTGTGCCGTCTATGTACGCTCCATAATTGAGGTAGTTTACGTTCGCCATTTGGTCTGTGCTTTCTGTCACAGACTTTCTACCAAATTGATTTTCTGTTACACCTGGAGATATTGCATCATCGTATGCGTTTGTTATGGGTCTAGAAACACCAGTTTCTATGTCACCAATGTCTTCATTGAACATACTGGTAATAATGTTTGTGATAACGCCCAGCTTCTTGACTTTTGCGGGCGGAGATATGTATATAGGAATGTTGAAGCTCAATGTAGCAACATCTATTTCTGAGTCCACGCCTACGGGAATAGTTCTGTTGCTCCAGTTTATGTTTTCCAATTCCAGTGTGGTAATGCTGGTCCAATCCACAAAATTATCTGTTGTTTGCAGCTCCAGAGTTGGATTAAACCATACACCTATCTGCTCAATTACCTGAAGCTTTTGATCGGTATTAGACGTCCATATGTCAACGTTTGCCTTAAGCAAATAAGGTGTTGGCATCAATCTTTCTACAGTATAATTCTTACCTTGAACATTAAGATACTCTTCACCATCTTCGTCGTAAGCACGTTCTTTGATGTTCAGCTTGTTGATGAACGTGGCATCTTGTGTGCGATCTCTGTCCTGCTCCAGTCCTGTGAGATACACAGCCATTCTAGGTGCGCTGGGCAGTTTGTTTTCTGAGTTGTCACGAATAATGTTTGCAACCTGACGTGTAATATCACCGTACACTACCGGAATAGCTTTGACGGAGCCATCACCGTATCTCACAGGAAAGTTACTGAGCAGTCTCATTAACTGCGTGACATATCTGCGTATTTGCCCGTCGTAAAAAAATTCCATTAATTATCCGCCTTGGGTCTAAGAGCTTTGCTTAGAGCTTGTCTTTCTGGTACCGTCTCACCGCCTATGCTGTTTGTAGCGGTGTTGTTGATAAAGCCTGCTTTCTGCGTGCTTCTGGTGTTGTTATTGGTGAGTGTTTCTCTGAGAGAATCCTCTACCTTAATCCAACGCTCGCCGTCATATCTAAACAGCCTGTTGGGCAAAAAGTCAGTGCGCATGAAATAATCACCCCGTTCGTTGTCCAGTGGAAACTGTATGCCACTTCCAAACGCCGCCCCATTGGGTGCTTCACCGTCACCGTAATTGAGCAGATAGCCCGTGTAACCCTGTCTTGCAGGAGGAACAACTTCTGAAGTGTTTACACCTGTGCTGTCAACTTCGGTATCCGTGGCAGGACGCAAATCTACCTGCCCGTCTTCTGTTCTAGTCACGGTGTAGAAATGGTTTGTTTCGTATCCGCTGAGGGGTGCTTCAGCTTCGCCCTGTTTGATAACAGCATCATTGATTTGCATTTCTTTGTCGTACACTGACAGCAAATCTCTCAGCGTGTCTCCGCCTGGATTTTCTTCTTCGGCTGGCAAGTCCAGTATTTCTTTGAATTCTTGTCCGTCGTAAATCTGTTTCAGTTTCAGCCTGTAAAGATGCGGATACCAAGTATGGCTGAATCCTTCTGAGGCACGGTTTACATCTTCTATCACGTAGAAACGCTTTAGTGCCACTGAATAATCATTAAGGGCATATTCGTCCTTCAAATGCGGAAGTTCTATGACATCACCGCTGAGAGGTTTTCTGCCCAGTGTTTTCACAATGTTGCGAATGTGCACAGTCATAAACAGCGTGTCATTGCTCAAGAACAATCCAAACGCACTCAGGTCAAAATCTATATCTTGCACGTTGTAAATGGCGCGGGTTTTATAGATATCCGGATCATACTTTCTGTCTCTGTTTTCAAGGAACAGCAAGTCTTGAATATTGGTTTCTTTCACAGCATCGTATTGTGGTTGTACTGCATCAGCTTCATCGTCGGATAGATTGTTGCTTCCTAGATATTTGTGAATATTGATTTCGGTACCACCTACCACAAACATCTCTTCGATTTGCTTGTCTAGAAATTCGTAATCGTTACCGCGTTCGGGCTTGTATAAACTAAGACGAGGAATAGCCGTTCTCCTATTGGTTAAACATATTTATCGTAACGAATAAATACAATACGGAGAACAATATGAGCGATTTAGTTACCCAAAAGCAAGAAATATTCGATTATGTAAACACATTCCTAGGCGGCGGTATGGTGGATGTAGAGCTTGATCCTATACACTACGAAACAGCACTAACCAAAGCACTGACACGGTTTAGACAGAGAAGCGACAATGCCGTGGAAGAAAGCTATATGTTTATGCCCACGGTAGAGGATCAAAACGAATATACCTTGCCCAAAGAAGTAATGGAAGTGCGTCAATTGTTTCGCAGAAGTGTGGGATCACGCACAGGCGGAGGAGACGGCGGAAGCATCTTCGAACCCTTTAACCTAGCATACACAAACACCTATCTGTTATCAAGCTCAAATCTAGGTGGCATTGCAACTTACGATATGTTCTCACAATACCAAGAACTGGTAGGCAGAATGTTTGGAAGCTTTATTGAGTTCAAGTGGAACAGCACAACCAAAAAACTCACACTGCTTCAGCGTCCTAGAACAGAGGAAACGCTGATGATGTATGTGTACAACTACCGTCCGGATTCAGAGCTTATCAGTGACTATCTTGCCAATCAGTGGCTTAAGGATTACACGCTCGCCAGTTGCAAATACATGCTGGGCGAAGCACGCAGCAAGTTTGCAACTATAGCGGGTCCTCAGGGCGGAAGCACACTTAACGGTGATGCGCTCAAAGCAGAAGCACAAGCCGAAATGGACAAGCTGGAAGAAGAAGTCAAGACACAAGTGCCGGGCGGCGTAGGATACGGCTTCACCATCGGTTGACACCCTCCACAACTCTTGTTATAATGTACCTTATAGGAGAAGAACATTATGGCAAAGAAATCTGTAAGTGACGGAAGCACCGCAAACTATTACGAACTACCCGACAACCCCAGAGAACTGCAAGACTTAATCTCATACAAGAACATGAACGGACAAATGGCAGAAATATTTCGTGCTGTGTATCGTTACGGTGAAGTGGAACATTCACCTCGACTGCGTGATGCTAAGAAAATCAAGT